AGCTGAATGTGAACACAATGTGGTTGGAGCAGATGTCGGGCACGGCAACCGGTGTTCCCACGTCGCAGATGCTGGCTGCCACTCCGGACGGGTCGAAGGTTTTCTTCACACAGAACAACCCCGGCGGAGTGTTCGTCCTCGACACCGCGACCAACAAGGCCGTAGCCACCCTTGACGCCAACGTCCCCGCGTTCGGCGTCGTGGTGGCCGCGGGCAAGGTTTACGTATCACACCGCAACGCAAAGGTGGTCACCGTCTACGACGCGAACACGCATGCCAAGATCACGACAATCCCGGTCACCAACGGCACCGAACAGCTTGCGGCAAACCCGCAGGAATCAGGCGTTTTTGCAGCCAGCCCGGCGGGTAAATGTGTGTACGCCATCGCAACCACGTCAAACACAATCACCAAGACGATTACTGACCCCGCCGGTGTGGGTAAGGGCATCGCGGCCAACCAGCAGGGCATCTACTCTTGCGCTGGCAATCAGGTGACTCAGCTCAATGCAGCCACCGGAACCGTCATCACCCGGTACACCGCCCCCGATGCCACGCACGTGTTTAACAGCCTGACCGCCTTCAGCGCCAACGGGGAACACCGCCTCTACGCATGTAGCCCGGTGGCCGATGCGGTGTACGCGTTCGGTTTTGACTCCGGGGGTGTGGGATTCCTCCGGAAGATAATTCAACTCCCCGACCTGACCGGACCGGTTCACCTCAGCGTGTACCGCGACGGAGCGTGGGGAGTCACGGCCAACGGGGACACGAACAACGCCGCCAAGAACAACCACTGCGTCCTCTATCTGGGACAGCCTGGTGCTGTCGCACTCAGCGCGTTCAAGATCGCCCCTGAGGACCGGTGGGTGGTCGATCCGGAGCACGACGCCTACCCGGAACTCCCGCCGCAGGAAATGCCGGACCCAGAGCCGCCGGAAGAGCCGATGGGATGATCGCCAACACCATGATCGTCGTCGCTTCTCTGGCGGTCGGAATTTTCTGGAACCAACTCCTTTACAACAACTTCAAGTAACCCCTAGGCCGTCCCCGCGAACCTAGGAGCCGTAAAAATGCCAATGGTGTTGGGCTACAACAACTCTCACGATTTAGTTACGCAAGAGACATATTATAATTGCGGGCCTGGGTCCTGCCAGCTGGTTTTGAACGCCAGGGGCATTAATGTCACCGAGGCTGAGCTCAGCGGGGTCCTGGGGACGACTGTCAACGGCACGCCGTCGATCGACAACATCGCGAACGGGTTGAACCACTACGACCCCGAGGCGGCGTACTCGTCGATGTGGATGACGAACGACCCGCCGACGTCCGCTGAGGTTGACTTGATGCGTGAGCGTATCCAGCGCACGGTGGCAGCTGGCAGGGGTGGCGTCGCGAATGTCGTTGTGCCTCCTGCGAATTACCCCCAGGCGGTACCGAAGAGCGACCCGAACTTGCCCGGTGCTGCGGGCGTGTCGCCCGGCTACGGCGGAGGCATTGTCTACCACTACATCAGTTACCTCGGATTCGATGCTTCCGACGACACCGTTTTCATCGTCGATCCGGGCTTCCAACCTGCTGAATACTGGGTTACCACAACACAATTGGCGTCGATGGTGACTCCGCACGGGATCGTGTACAGCTCATCCGCGCCGGAACTCACCCCGGCGGCTCCGGCTGCACCGGCACCTGGTGCACCGGCACCTGGTGCACCGGCTCCGGCGCAGGAAGGTATCCCGACGATCATCGGCCGCAACGGTCCGAAGCCGTACACCGCGTACAGCATCGACGACAAAGTCTCACATACGGCACACGAGGTGACCATGTGGCTGCCCGGCCGCACGTTGACGGATGGTCTGCGGGAAGTCATCGACAACCCGACGCGGCCTGACACCACGTTGGGCCATGCAATCAACGCCGCCAGCCTGGCGCGCGTTAACCACCTCATCCTCACCCGTCTCGCCGCCAAGATGGGCGTCGACGTCAAGGACGTGACCTGACATGGCCGACACCATCCTCATGTCATCTCGGTTCTGGCAGCAAACTTCGGTACGCATGGTGCGCACAGCCGCCCAGGCCGCCGGGGGGGTACTCGGCGTCAGCGCCACCGGAGGTATCAGCGCCAACTGGCAGCAGGCTTTGTCGGTCGGCGCGGCGGCGGCGGTTATCGCGCTGCTGATGAGCCTCGAGAAAATCGAAGAGTTGCCGCCGGACACCGCCGAAGAAGCAGCGGTGGATGCCATGCTGGCCAAGCAGGGCATCGACTCGGGGGCCCCGCTGCCCCCTTTACCGCAGACGTCGTCGACGACCCCGGCGACAACCGTGACGAACGCGCCGAACTCGTATGTGCCGCCGACGGTGACGATTGCACCCCCGCCGCCGGTCTCTTCTACGCAAGTGAATTACGTGCCCGCCTCGGCCCCCGTTACAAGCCCGGCCACCACGTCTGGCTACCCGACTCTCGGTGACCCGGTATGACGTCGCCGGAGTCACTTAAGGCGACGTTGACCAAGAATCCGGTGACGCTGGCCACCGCGTTGGTGTCAGCGGCGTGGATGTTGTCGATGATCCTGCGGGCGAAGAACCCCGAGCTGCCCTTCGGGCCCGCTGCTGACGGCCTCATGACGACGATGGCGGGCTACTACTTCGTGGACAAGGGGAAGAAACAATGACTCTGCAGACCCCCGGCATCGTCATGCTGGCCGCCGCGGTGGCGGCCCTCGGTTTCATCGTCGGCGGCTCATGGGCCCGGCGGAAAGAGACAGGCGCAAAAGACACCGCGACCGGAATCGCTTTCCTTCTCGTTGGCGCTCTGGCCGTCGGCAACCTCGCCGTGATTGGCGTCAAGCAGAGGACATACTGGGCCACTGCGACGGTCAAAATCGCGCAATTCGAGGCGTGCGACATCGCGGTCCTGGAGGCTATCAAGGCCCGCGACGCGGTGAACGCTAGCCGCAACGAGCTGGTCATCAAATACGTCGCGAACCCGTCCAATTCGGTTGAGCTACTTAAGGCATTGGCCGCACCGCTGCCGCCGTTGCCGGAATGCGTTGTGCAGGACGGAAAACGGGGCTAACCACGCAGCTCAGGGGTTTGCACAATAAGGGCGTCCGGTCACCGGGAAACAATAAAAGTGCAAGCAAAATACCTCCCGAAAGGGCAGCCGTCCCAACATGAATGCACCGATCATAACCACGCTCGACCTTGAGACCAGGCCGACTGAGGCGTACGTATGGGGGCTGTTCGACCAGCGGGTGGCCTTGAACCAGATCATCCGGCCCGGCGGGATCATCCTCGTCGCCGCACAAGAGGTGGGTAAGAAGGTTCATTCTCGCGCCGAATGGGACGGGGGCGGCTGGGAAGCCATGATGCGGTGGGCCTGGGACGTCTGCGACCGGACCGATTACCTGGTGGGCTACAACAGCATCGGCTTCGACGTGAAGCATCTACAGGCCGCCTGGGCTGAACTCGGAATGACGCCGCCGTCGCCGTGGCGCAACATCGACCTGCTGCGCACCGTGCGCGCCAACTTCCAATGGCCCAGCAAGAAACTCGAATTTGTCTGTCGACAGCTAGGGGTCAGCCACAAGACTGATCCGGGCGGTTTTTCGACTTGGGCGGACATCTTGAACGGTGATGACAAGGCCCGCGTCGCGGCGCAGAAACGCATGCGGAAGTACGCGGAGAACGACGTCAAGATCACGACCGAATTGTTCGAGCGCCTCCGCCCCTGGATCACGGGAATCAACATCCCGCTGGTTGATGGGACGGGCGAAGAGCGGCCAGCATGCACAAACTGCGGCGGCGAGAACATCATCCGCAAGGGCACCGCGTTCACGAATACAACTTCGTATAAGCGGTACGTCTGCACCGACTGCGGGAAGTGGCTCAGGGCACGTAAAAGCGAGTCGCTGAAGACCGTGTTGGTGGGTGCCTGATGCTCTGGCTAGCCGCCATTTTCACCGGCCTAGCGTTTCTTGTCGGCAACGGCATGAACGAGGCCGGGTGGGGTGTGACGTTCGGTTTCGCGGCGTTTATCTGTGCGTGGGCGTGGTTCATCGCACCGAACGTAGAGCCCGCTGAGGCAAGCGAACAGCAGCCGGAGTATGCCCCGGAGCCGGTTCAGCAGGCCGCACAGGAGATGCCACAGGGCCCGCCGCCGTGGATGTTGCGGGGGTTCGACGACGACCACGCCGACCTCCTCCCGCCGACTGCAGTGGCGCCTACCGCCGCGCCCGAAGCGTGGTGACGCATGGGCAACATGTGGGACGCCCGGCAGGCTCGCAGAACCTTCGAGCACGCCGCAGACCAAAAGATTAGGGTGGCTCAGCAGACGGCGCAGGCCCGCGCCGACGCTGCCGCACAGATGCACAATCACAAGCTGGCGGTCGAGGCGGAGCGGCAGGCAATGGCCGCGCCGGTCATCGACTACCACCACGACGACGACCCCCAATGGGCGACGGCCCTCACCGTCCCCGGCCTCCCTTGGGATGGCACACAACTGCCGGGCAACGCCATCCCCGCGGGGGATGGCGTCCTGGCAATGATCTATCCCGGCGGCTACGTCGCCAGCGTCCTACGCGTGGTCGCGGCGGTCGACCCCGCCGCCCTGGACGACCCCGCGTGGCCCGACTACGCATCCGCGGTGGCACCGGTCTACACCGCGGTGGGGCAGTGCTACCCCGGCCTGCGCATGCTACGCGACCGGGATTTCATGGCCCGGCTGAGCGACGCCGCCAGGCTGACCATCGCGCACCGCACGACGGAGCCGTGGCAGGGCCACTACAGCTACGGCACGCGAATCCGCGAGACGCGGCACATCATTTCCATCAGCGGCGTACGGGTAACCGCGGAGGGATTGCGACTTCGGTTCAAGCACCGCCCCGGCGACACCGCGGAGCTGTGGGAAAAGGCGCTGCCCGCGCTGAAGCTCGAGTTGCGCGCATCCGGATTCACATGCGGCGAACCGACCGTTAGCCAGCACAGCAGCGGCGACATCGTCCTGGCGCTGAACGATCAGAACCCCGCCGAGAATGTCGATGCACCGCGCGGCGTGACGCCGTTCGACGCGGAGAACGGCCGAAGCCTGGTCGGCGTGGATGTGAAGTCAGGGGAGCCGGTCTACCTCACTTGGAAGAACCATGCGGGCTTGCTCGTCGGCGGCAGCCCCGGCGGTGGTAAGACTGGATCAACCTTGCCGATCATCGCCGGGCTCGTCGGGCAAGCCGTCATCCACATCTTCGACGGGAAGGGCGGATTTGATTACGCGATTCTGGAGCCCTACGCCGCGACCTTCGACGCGAGCGGTGATCTCGACGCCCCGGTGGCCACGCTCAAGGCACTGTCCGACGGAATCCCGGAACGCGCTAAGGCCGTTCACGACGCGACGGGTAAGAAAAACTTCTGGGACATGACCCCCACCGAGTGGAAGAAGCACAACCTGCCGCCAGTGTTCGTGGTGATGGACGAATGCCACACCTGGCTCGATCAGACGGGGATGAGCCCGGCGGAAAAGAAAGTCGCCGCAGAGATTTCGAGGCACGTCCGGACGTTGATTCTCAAGGGTCGGTTCGTCGGCATCACCGTCATCCTGACGACACAGAAGAGTGACGCCACGGCCATCCCCACGCGTATTCGGGACAACTGCTCAAACCGAATGGCGTTCCGCACGACCACGCCGGAGCATTCCCGGACGATCCTCGGCGCGCAGGCCGCTGAAGCACCGGACGCTAGCAAAATTCCGCCGTCCACGCCGGGCCGCTGTGTCGTGGTGAGCGACGGCGGCGTTGCCCTGACGCAGGCCACCTGGGCGACCGACGAAGACATCTCCGACTACCTGAAAGGGGTATGCCGATGAGCATCCTGGACCGCATCGGGCTGCACGACGAGCTCTACGGCACACGCATCACGCTATACGCCGCGGCGTTGGTTGGTTCGGTGGCGGGCGTACTTTTCGCTGCCACCGTGCACGGCACCGCCTGGGCCCTGACAACGCTGGGAGGCTAGCGATGTGGATCGTGATCAAAATTCTCGGCCTCGAAGTTTTAGCCGTCGGCATCGGCCTCATGGATGACGACGACACCGCGACGCGCTACATCGACAACAGCGGCGGAAGCTTTGAGTTGGCGCCGGAAGAGACCGAGGGGTGGGAGCCGAGCGAGGACTGGGAATACGAAGAGGACGCGTCCACTCTCACCCGCCGCCCCCCGTTTGGATTTTTACATGCCTGACTGGCAAATGCATAGCCGACGACGACGCGAACAGAGCGCGCTGACCTACGGGTCGCTCGGCTTCCTCGCGGGTGTGATCGTGGCTTTCGGCGCGGGATCATGCTCAGCCCCGGAGGCTTATCCGCCGCAGCCTTTGCAGTTCGAAGAGAGAACCCGATGATGGCTTTGATCGGGCTGTGCGCACTCACCGGCGCCGCCGTTGGCGGCTTTATTTTTGCCTTCTTCGGCTACTACTGGGCCGAACTCTGGACGTGTGAAAAAGAAACTTCCGAAGATTAAAACCTAGGGGCTGTGAGGGTTCGACGCGACGCCGAAATCCGCATGCGGAACCGTCGCGGACGCCGGTTCGACTCCGGCCAGCTCCACTAACCACGGGACATCGCGGCGACCTCTGAGGCCGCCTCGGCAATGGCCGGAGAGATGAACACGGGCTTATCCACCCATGCTTCCAGCAGGTCCCGGATAACCCTGGCGACAGGAATACCCTCGGCCTCCGATTTGTCCATCACGCGATCCCACAGCTCATCGCTGATGCGAAACGTCCTCATTGCGTTCAAACTCATACGTACGACTATAGCTATACAAACGTAAACCGTCAATCGCCACGCCCGACTTCTGATCATGTTTTTGACCAGGGGTCGGGCCTTTTCGTGTCTGCCGGGCGGGTATGGGGGGGGTACCGGGTGGGTATTAGGGAAGCCTGACCTAACGCCGGGCACCCTCCGGGAGGGTTCCGGGTGGGGGCCGGGTGCATCTGACATACCGACTTAGTTTGTGGCCCAGTTAGTGGATGAATCCGTTCGAACAAAAACAAAACACGTTGCCACCTGCAGTTATCTCTGTGCGCCGTCAGGGTTTCGAACCCCGGACCCGCTGATTAAGAGTTCTCGGTACCGTCTTGTTCGAACAGCCTTGTTCCTGTAAAATTGCTGGTAGAGGCGTGAATAGGATAGGCTTTGCATACGTACTGTGTACATGCTGTAGTTAGTAAGTTAGTTTGTAGTCGCGCCCGGTACGTACCCGGAGGGGAGACATGACGGAAAAGGCCAAGAAACGACGACGTGCCCGCGGCGAGGGCTCCATCGTCCAACGTGCAGATGGGACCTGGGCGGGCGTTATCGACATCCCCAGCACCGACGGCCGCCGGAAACAGAAGTGGGTCTACTCCAAGGACTACCGGACCTGCGTCGCCAAGCTGAACAAGTTGAAGGCCGACGTCGCCTCCGGAATCGTGCTCAACGACACGACCACGCTCGGCGCCTGGCTAGATCATTGGCTCAACGTCGTGCACAGGGATCATGTCCGGCCGAAGACTTTCCGGGACTATCAATCCGTGGTCGAACAGATCACCGCGATCATCGGAAAACGAAGGCTCGGAACCTTAACTCCGGAGGACGTGCGCAAGATGCACACAGCCCTCGGGATAGGTCGCAGACGTACGGTGAAGGCCCACGCGGTGCTGCAGCGTGCGCTCGGTGACGCGGTGTCGGAAGGGCTGATTGTTCGCAACGTCGCGGCGGCAACGAGGAAGCCTCCGGTCGTAACTTCGGGGCGCGCCGCGTTCGACGAGGCGACGGCGAAAACTATCATCGGATTCTCTGCGACCAATCGCCCCGCCGCAGAGGCGACGCGTTGGGCGATGGCATTTCTGAGTGGACTCAGGCAAGGTGAAGTGATCGGTCTTGAATGGGATCGGGTAGACCTGGACGGCGACGTTATCGACGTCTCGTGGCAACTCCAGAGTCTCCGCAAGGACCACGGATGCGGCACCAAGCTGGCCGACGGAAAGTTCCCCTGTGGGCGAATCAAGGCGGCGTATTGCCCCGATTCCGTCCTGGCTGTTCCCCCGGATTATGAAATCCGAGAGGTCTACAAGTCGCTCTATCTCACCCGACCAAAAACCTCCGCCGGGCAGCGGTTCGTGCCGTTGATAGAGCCCCTGGCCGACGCGCTACGGGCGATCAAAGCGGATGGGCCGCGCAATCCCTACGGCCTGGTTTTCTGCCATGCCGACGGTCGCCCGATATCCCCTCGGGATGACCACGACGCGTGGGTCGCGCTAATGGTCGACGCCGGGGTCACCAAGCCGGGCGAGCCGACACCGGCGCTCCATTCTGCGCGGCACACCACGGCGACGTTGCTACGCGCGGCGGGGGTCGATGAACAGACGCGAATGGCCATCCTTGGTCACGTCAGCGTGGAAGCGCAACGGACGTACGCGCACGACAATATCGAACTGAAACGCAAAGCTATGGACGCGCTCGCGGGATTGGCGCTGGGTTAGATCATGGAATCGACGGCGAAACTTCTGGCGGCGGCGTGGGCGGCGGTGGCGCGCTCAGAGGCGGTCAACTGCTACCCGCTGCTACGCGACGCGACGTGGAGCATGGAAGACGGCGGTGAGGATTACGGCGCGGGGCTGGCCACTGAGCGATTCCGCGCCGTGATCGGGCTGGCCGTGCTGGACATTCTGGGTGAGCATCTCCCGCGGCCCGTCGCTGCGGCGGCGTGGCGTGACGTGGTGCGGACCTGCAACTCCGCGTACGGGATGTTGGCGTGGAGGTTGGCGAAGTCGGCGGTGATGGGGCTGTCTGCCGAAGAAGTTGTAGCCGCCGCCGAGACGGCAGTGGTGGAGGCGATCCCTTTTCTCGAATCGCGTTTTGGGGACGATTTGGCACGGGCGGCGCGGGTCTAGCTCCGGGCTAGGACCACCGCGGGGTGCGGATCACCGACCAGCTCCGGCCGGGGTCGGCCCGGTGTAACTTGCCAGTCGCCGTCGGTGACCAGCGCTGAGGCGACGATCGGACGCATGTACCGGCCGTAGTGCCGGGGTAGCCCCCGCAGCTCCTGGACTTCGATGACGGCGCACCCGGCGGGGTCAAAACCACCCTCGTAGCCGTCGACGAGAACAAGTGCGTCCGGGGGCAGCTCGGACAGCAGCGCGATCAATTCGGAGACGGTCATGGCATCAGGCTCTCACCGTCAGGCATTTCCCCCGGCGGTGGTTCGATCCACCGGCCCGCGCCGATGCCGGGCGGTCTGAAAAAAGCGGGGTCACCGGCGTAGGCAAACCGCAATGGCGTGCCGCCGTCGGCGCGGTAGAGCTCGACCACATATGCGTAGCCGCTGTAAACCCCCGGCGATTCACTCATTATTTCGGCGGCGAAGGCGGCGATGGCGTCGTGCATTTCCATGCCACCATCATGCCGTCCATCACCGACAATCCGCGTCGGCCCCAAAGGTGGCCGCCGAACACGTTCGCCGTCACAACCGAACTTCGGCGGAAGTCGGCAAGGACTGGATGTACTCGTCGAGATCGGTGACCGCGTACTTATATGTTCTGCCATCGGCGACCGCCAGCAGCTTGCCCGCGCGGCGAAGCTCATCCACCCGTCGCGGGCTCGTGGCCAAATACTCGGCCGCACCGAACTTGTCTTTCAAACCGCCGCTCATGCGAGTACCTCCTGTTGGGTCCTACGGGGGCGGCGACGCGAACGATGCGTGCCGCTGTGTTTCGGCGACTCGTCGTCGCCGTAGTTCATGGCGTCCAGGGCATCGCTGAACGCGTAGAGAGCCACGGCTCCCGGCTCACGTCGGAGATTCCTCCGACCGTCCGTGTGTAGATACATCCGTGGGTTGACCTTGCCCATGCGCGCGTAGAGCGACGACTGGGCGACGTCGTAACCGAGCAGCCGTAGTAGCCGCAGGAGGTTCATCACCGTCTGGGGCTCATCGTCGACGCGACTCAGAAGCCGTTCCCGGATCGCCTCGACGTCGTGTAGGGCATGGCACCGGCCGCACTCGACGTACCGGGCGTCGCTCTCTGCCCGCAGCTCGAACCCGCACTTGTCCCCGCTGTCCAGCACGGCGTCGCAGGGTCCGAGATAGACGTCTGGCGGACGGTTGATAACGCGCAGGGCCGCTGCGTTAAACCGCAGCGTGTCGGCCAGCATGGTGGGTGCGATGTCCAGCGCCATCACACGGGTGATGTTGTGCGCCAGGAACTGGCAGGTAATGGTCGGCAGCAGGAACTCGCGACTCCCGGAGACCGCCTCCACCCATCGGGCGGTGGACACGGCGATGTCCCGGAGAAGGTCGGAGGATCGCACATCCAAGGGCATCGGCGCCGGTCCTCGAGAGCGTCGCTCCTTGCCGCTCTGCAGACGGGCCTGCCCGTACGCCGCCTCCGAGAGTCTGGCGATGAACCAGGACAGCCCCGGCTGGTCCCCGTTACCGATCAGCGCGTGCCGAAGCTTTTTTGCGCAACTCCAGCACAAAACCTCGCTCGCGTGCGCGCCGCAGCTTCCGCACTTTCGGGCTTCGCTCATTTGCCCTCCTCCATCCAATGGCTCCGGTCTCCCGTAATCAGTGCGGCGAGATCGGCGAGTGTCATCACGACCCATTGCTGAGCCGGGTCGGAGACACCGCGACGCTTTGCCACCACGACGCCCGCTAACGCCTTGTCATGCACGGCTTCCTGCTGGGCCTCCCGAACCCACTGAGGCAGGCTGAGGGTGGCGCAGTCCTTCGTCTCCACCACAACCCGTTGTCCGTGCGCCCTGACGCCGCCGATGTCTCCGGTGTCCCTGCTGCCGGTCTTCACCTTGCGGTCGATGTATTCGCATTCCAGAGCGTCACGCAGATAGTCGGCGACCACCCGTTCGAACCTCGCGCCCGCGGCCTTGGCGGACGTCCTCGACCGCGCCATCAGATGACCCTCCCGTCCATCAGGAAGTTGGGCACCGCGTCGGGCTGGATGTTCAGGCCGGTGCGGAACCGTGTGCCGCCATGACCCTTAGCCGTGCCGATGTTGAAACGTGCGGTGAGTTCGCGACCGACCTGCCGCATGGGCATCTCGTCCTCGTTGTTCTCCCGGCACCACTTGGTGTAGACGTGAGCCAGCGCGCTGTTGGCGACCTTCTCGCTGTCCGGCTGTCCGACCACCAGGCACTCTTCGACAAACCTCCCCATGTGGTCTTCTTGGCGGGCGTACTCCTCGGTGGCGTCCTCGACGCTCTTCGGGGTAGCCACTCCGAACTTCAGGACATCCATCGCGCCCTCGACGATCCAGGCCATGATGGCGTCGCCCTCTTGCTGCACCAGAACCTTGGACAGCTTGGCGACCCGCTTGTGATGCGGCACGGTGTAGCCGAAGTGGATCAGCCGAAGACGACGCCAGAACGACGGTCCGCCCGCTTCCACCGAGGGCTGGTAGTTACCCATCAGCCACAGCGTGTGTGAGGGCTCGAAATCGAAGCCGTCCTGGTACATGAAGCGACCCGTGAGGGTGTCGCCACCGGTGAGGACCTTGACCTTGCCCTCGTCAAACTTGCTGCCCTGATTGACCTCCGACGCGACCACCAGACGGGCGCCCCGCAACCGGGCAATTTCCGTCTCGTGCTTCTCACCACGGCCCGCCATCAGGAAGTTGATCGGGGCGATGATGGCGTAGGTGCCGAGAACTTTCTGGATCGTCTCCAGGAACTGCGTCTTGCCGTTCTTGCCGACGCCGTACAGGAAGGGGAGAATCTCCTCCCGGACTTCCCCTAGCGCCGTCAGCCCGCACAGCCGCTGGATGTAGCTGATCATCACCGGATCGCCACCGAACGTGTCGTTCAGGAAGTCGTTCCACAGCGGCCGCGGTGCGAGGGGGTCGTACCCCACACCACAGGACCGGGTGTGAAATCCGCTCGCGGTCGGAGGAAGCAAAGTCCCCGTCTGCAGATCGACGACACCGGACTTGGTGTTGATCAGGTAGGGGTCCGAGTCCAGTTCGGCGACGTCGATCTGCATGTGCTGATGGCGCCGGGCCAGGCCCGAGATCGCCGACAACTTCGCCGCCGACAAGTTCTTGAACTTGAACTTGACCTTCTGAACCGAGTCCGCGTTGATCGCCTCGACGGTCTCTCGCGCCGCCTGATAGGAGGCCGAGTCGTCCGCCTGCGGGGCCCACAGATGGCCCGTCCAGCGCAGCCACTTCGCCATGTCGGGGCAGTACCGCAGATGATCGCGGTGCCGGAGGACGAGAAGGTCCGCGGCTCCGGTGTCGGTCATCGACGGGTTGAACTGCTCATCCTCATCGTCATCGGCGGCGCCGGAGATGGTGGTGGATGTTCCGATCAGTCCGGAGAAGTCGTCCTCGTCCTCATCGTCGACTTGACCGGCCGACTGCACAGGGACACTGTGCGGCTGCACAGGGGCACTGTCCGCCCGCGGCTGCAGGGTCATCGGTACGCCCTCGGCCATCTCCGAGAGATGGAGGTGGTCGCCCAGCTCCTTACGGAGGTGTCCGTCGCTCATCGCCGAGACCTTGGCGATGGCGAAGGCCAACGCGTCGGGCACCTCGTTCGGCGGCACGGTGCGCACCTCACCGCTGATTCCGTCCGCACACATCTGGCGGAACCGGGAATCCAGGATGTCGTATCCGCGGCGATAGTCCTCCTCGGTCAGACATCCCCGGCGGTGCATGCCGACCAGGCGGACCATCTGGCCGACCAACCACGGGTGGCGGCCGGTAGTGGGGACGTCCCCCGCCCAGCCCTCCAGCGTCTTGATGACGTAGCCGCAACGCTCCGTGGCGAATGCCCACTCGTCGGGTACGGACACGACCGGGGCCGTGGTGCCGCTGAGACGCGACAACATGTCACCCTCGGCCTCCGGGATTCCGAACTCGTCGAGACGCTGCTCGAGCTCGTCAATCGACATGGGGGCGCCGGGTGCCTGCTCACCGACGACCTCGATCGGTTCGCCGTAGCGGTGGTTGAAGCTGCCCGGCACCCGCAGGACGCGGGGCAAATCGAAGACCGAGTCGACCTTGCACCCATGACTGGAGGCCACGCGACGGACCAACTCCCCGAAGCGATGCAGAGCCGCCGCGGCACGCTGCCGAGAGTCCGCGTCGGTGATCAGGAAGTCCTCGATCGGCCAGAGAGGTTGAAGGCCCCCGCCAGAGCGGACGATCACCGACGGCTGGACTCCCACCGCCGAGGAGACATCGGCCATAACTTTTCGGGCCGTCTGCGGGCTGCCGCAACCCCCGGATTTAAAATCCAAGTCGATCCAGATTGCGGCCATTCGGGTGATGTCCTCGTAGCTGCCGCGTCCGGACATCATGCGCTGCACGGGGTTTACGCCGTAATAGACGTTCGCCGACGTTCCGAGAATGTCGACCAGGCCAGGCGCGTCGGCAACGGGGACAACGGCGCTCTTCCACACACCACCCGGAGGCAGGGTGTTGACCGAGACGAATTCCTCAGGGCCGTAGCCCAATACGTCGAACAACAGGTCGTGGAGGTTGACGGTCACTTGGCACCTCCGACCACAGGCTCGTTGGTGATGGACTCCAGGCGGGACGGGCTGTGCCCGGACCACCAGACCTCGGCGCCGTTGTCGCGGTGCAACTCGACGACGGGGGAGATGGTGTAGCCGCGCTGCTTGAGCTCGACGGCGGCTTTAGGGTCGTGGTCCAGACGGACCTCGGTGAACGGGATGTCGCGCTTGCGCAACCAATACTTGGTCGCTTGGCATGAGACGCACGACGGGCCGGTGGTGTAGACCTTGATGTCGGGCATAATCGACATGCCTCCTTTCATTTCTTCTCTGGTGGTTTTGGTGGTGGAGATGAGGGGGGCCTCAGGCCCGGAGGACGGCGCGGCTTCGTTTGCCGCGTGCCGCGCCGCCTCCGGGCGCTTCGGCTAGCTCAGGGCGGCGAGTGCGGCCTGGGCCTCGGGGGTGGTAACCGTTCCGGTCAGGAACGGGTTACCGACGGTCACCGGGTTCGGTGCCGGTGCGGCGGTGACCGGGAAGGGATTGACCGGTCCCGCGGCTGCGGGGGCGGTGCCCAGAACCTCGGCCTGCCCGGAGGCGGGCGGGGCGTAGACGGCGCTGTACTGCTTCGCACCCGAGATGCCCGGACGCGCCGGTTCGCCGTTGCCCACGTAGGTGACCGACAGGCTGCCGCCGGGGTCGAGCTGCGTGCGCCCGGCCCCCTTGACGGCGGCGGCGATGGCGGTGCGCATCTGCCCCTTGACGAAGACCCGCTGTTCGCCGGTCGGCGTCTTGAGGGTGATGACGAGCTGCATTTTCGGCTTGCCGTCGGGCCACGCCAGCGGTGCGCCGGTACCGAACTCGCGCTGCTGCATGAGCTCGATGTCGCCGACGATGGTGCCCGTCACGGTGGTGTTGGGCACCGGGAACTTGGCCGCCGGTGCGCCGCCACCTCCGGTGAGGAAGGCAGCCGATGCGTTGATGTTCGACATGGTGGTGTTACCTCTTGTTTCTCTTCGTTGTGTTTTCTTTGTTGGATGCGCCCTTGCTTCACCACCGGGGCACGCGGTGGGGTTTGTGGGTCAGGCGCCCTGACAGGACCAGGCGCCCTCGGCGGGTGCGGCGCTGAAAAATGGGCAGAAACGACAGCCCGACTCGGTGGCCGGGACCATCTCCAGCGACGCGTGGTTCTCGCGGGCGTTGAGGGCCTCGACGGCGGTGCGAATCTTCTCCAGCCGGTCGATAGCTGCTTCGGCGATGGACGCGTCGAACGGCTCCGACCAGACCCACGCCTTGCTCAAGAACGACGCACGGGGGATGAACCAGATCGCCACGCGCTCCACGCGATAGCCCGCGTTGCGGTAGCCCAGCCCGTACAGGTGAGCCTGTACGCGGTAGTGCTCCGGCGGACCGAACCTGCGGTACTTACTCGCCGCACTCGCGCCGACGAACTTGTGATCGACAACGGTGCCGGAGAGACGGCTGTAAAGGTCACAGGTACCCGACAGTCCGGGGGCGATCTCCAGCCGCCGCTCAGTGATCCACGGCCCGACCTCCTCGCCCGTGATGGGGTCGGTGGTGGTGCGGGCCTCGGTGCCGGGGTGGTTCTGGGCGTGCTCCAGGACGCGGGCGTTGTCGGAGTTAAAAGCGTCCTCGAGTTTGGCGTGTCCGGCGGTGCCCAGCCACGCGGGCAGCGGGTCGCCGCCGGGATTGACCGCGGGGACGCCGGTCACCTTGGCGGCGATCTGGCGGGCACAGGGATGGCCGATCTCGGACGGGCCGATGGCGCGCTGAAGGCTGCGGGGGTGGGTGTCCCAGTCCTCGGTCAGGACGCGCTTCAGCCGAGCCAGGATGGCGTCATTCGCCGACTGATTCGGATCGTCGTCATCGGCAATACCGGCGACGTCCAGGAACTCTGCTGCGGTGGTCATGGTGGGAACGGCCTTTCTCGTACTTTTAGTTTGTGGGCTGCAGCGGACGGTGAAGTTGTGCAAATCCGTGAGCTGCGGTGTCTCAGAGGGTTTTTCAGTTTTCGGGCTGTGGTCCCGGTTCCGCCCGCCGGAGGAACGGACATCCGACGAGCGGAACCGGGCGACTCAGTTAGCCGTCAGGCCGACCGGTCGATCACAACCCCACGGCCGCGTCGTCCACGGGGGCCGCGACGCTGAGCGGCACTCCGTGAGCGGTCTCGGGCGTGGGGATGAGGGTGGACAGGCCGCCGGACAGGCTGCCTCCCAGCGGGTGCGTGCCCGCGTCGGGATCGGACGACTTGACCCAGACACCCGTGTTGGGGTGTTCGTCGAGCACCAGGGCCGCCAGCGTGACGACCAGGGCGGTCTTTTCGTAGTCATCCAAGTCGCGGACGCGTGCCCATACCTCCCCGGCGTCGATGTCGCGGACGTCCTCGATCAGTTCGGCCGCGGTGCCGTAGATCGCCGAGCAGAACTCGCGGTGCCGTGCGCCGCCGTCGAACTTGATGCGGGGCATGCTGGCGGCCGGGTTGACGTCCTGCTGGATGCGGGCGGCACCGGCGCTGGTCTGCGGTCGCAACAGCAGTGCGATGGTCGCCACCGCGGAGGGGGAGAACATGTCGGTGGCCGGGTCCCACCCGGCGGCGACGAGTTCGGCCTCGTTTCGGCTGATCACACTGCGCAAGGTCGTGTGCTGACGGATGCGGAAGAAATCCGCCACGAACTTCCGGGGCACATTGCAGGTGACGCCGCACGCGGTGACGCGCTGGAGGCCGCGGTCGGCGACCATCTTGGCGCGCTCCTCGCGGTCGCGCTGTGCGGACTTGCGCTGCCGCCGGGCGGCGGTCTCGTTGCGCGTGTCCTCGTCGGTGATCGGTGCGGGATCGAACCGCGGATCGAATTCCGGTAAAGTGGTGCTGGTCATTACGAGCTCCTATGACTCTCTTGAACGGTGTTGCTGGATTGCTTGTGGTGGCAGGTGGCCGGGCGCTGAGAACGCCCGGCCGCCGCCGTTATGTGTCAGACCAGGGGCCAGTCCTCCAGGAGATCAGCGGCCTGCCGGAGGCCGCGAGCGACCGCCGAGTCCGTCAGGCGGTTGCTGTGGGCCAGCGCGCTGGTCCAGTGGGCCTGCTGGGTCTCGTGGCACTGCCAGCCGGTGAGGGCGAAGTAGAGCGCCTGAGCGAACGCCTCCCGTACACACGGCTCCGGGCTGCTGAGCTTCTCGATCACTTGTCCTCCTCCTCGATCACGATGTCCGGCGTGGTCCGCAGGGTGTCCCAGACGCGGGACGCGGTGCTGTCGCCGCCGCTGTCCGCCATCGGGTTGATGAACATCGCCATGATCAGACCGCCTTCGCGGTGTCGGTGGCGATCGCCAGGACGTAGCGGAGGGTGTCGGTGCCGACGCGGTCGGTGACGAGCCCCACGATGTAGCGGATGGCGACGTCGTTGTCGGGCTCGCCCGCCAGGTTGATGGCGGCGTTGAGCAGTGCCCCGGTCGACATCGACTCGAAGTCGATCGTGAGCGGCTTGTTGTGGAACCGCTTCGTAGTGGTCATGTCGTTGACTTTCTTCTCGGTGGTGTGCCAGCGGTGTTGCTGACATGACCTAATCTACACACGATTGGCGACGCTGCAACGCAACAAAAACGGCCCTACCAGCAGTGATGCATGGTTTCTGATGACAAAACGACCCAATGGGGGTCCGTCAAAGGGTTAGCTGCGAGTAGCTGTCATAAGGAATCGTGACAAGGCACTGGAGAAATGTGACGAAGGCCACATTCTTGGGGGTGTGTCGCGCTGGATTGGCGTTCGAGCGTTCGAACATGTGTTCTATAGGTGGATCACCCTCTGGCGGGTGTCGGGGTGTAGGTTCGACAACCTACGTTTATAAATAGGGCGGCATCATGCCTCCGGGTGATGCCGCCCTGAGAGGCCCCATGCCGCCGCCGGAGAGGGTGCAACTGTAGGTTCGACAACCTACGTTGATGAATCGGGCGGCATCATAGGTCAAAATGGAGGCATCAAACGGAGGCATGATGCCGCCCGGAAAAATGAGGGTGTAGGTGGGTCTGACCTGCACCGATAGGTTTTGTTCGAACATATGTACGGAGGCATGAACGGAGGCGTATCTGACCTGCACCGATACCTTGCGACCTGGTCTTTTATACCCCTATGGAGGCATACCCTCTGGAAAGTATTGAATACATAATAAATAGAGCTATATAGGGGCCTATATGGGGAGAAAATGTATAGAGAGAAAACTTTTCGACCCCTACGCCGCCCGCGGTGGCTATAAGCCCAGCTCACAGAGAATCACCGCAGGTCAGATACGCCTCCGTTCATGCCGCCCAAAAATGGACAAAAGCCCAGGTCGCTAGGTATCGGTGCAGGTCAGGTACGCCTCCGTACTGATGCCTCCGCACATATGTTCGAATGAGGTGTTCGAAGACGACCTCTCCCCACAGCCCCGGCGGCACCCCGGCGCCGCCAAAAAATGCACAACTTTGCCGTCCGCTCGCTTCTTTAGAATGGGAAGTGCAGTAGGACAACTGTGCCATTTTTCGGCCGGATGACTTTCTGCCTCTGGTGGTGGTGTATTACCCGCGCGGCGGCCCTGGCATAACACGGGGCGCTAACAGTTACCTTTCTCTGCCCGTCAGGCTAGCCGGGCCGCCGCGCCACACCCCCCGCCAAACCCCCGAACACAAATCCCGCCGGAGGCGTTCATGGTCGCGTACCCCTGCCGCTGGTGCCGCTGCAACTGCAACGACGGCGACGACATCTGTGACACCTGCCTGATCCGGCTGCAGGACTGCTACCACGAATGCGTCGCGGAGGACCTGCAATGAGTGTCTACGCCGACGGCCATGAGGCCGTCAACCAGATGATCCACAAGGCGCGTCTCCGGCGTCACGACCACCGCGCCGCCGGTGGCAGCGACGACGAGTTCATCGGCCGGTTGATCGAGGAGTTCGCCGAAGAGGCGAAGAACCATTCACCCGGCGCCGGTGCGGCGCATATGGCGCTCAGCGTCTACTGGATGTCGCGATTGACTGACAAGGTGCTCGAGCTTCAGGACGCGGTCAGCATGCGCAACGACGCACTACGTACGGCGTGGGCCCGTATCGACGCCGACGAGGCGCTACGGGATGCCTAGCACCTCTGGTGACTTGGCCGCCACCCTGGCTAACGCCATGGGCAACGCGCTGTCGCTGGATGAGTACCGAAGGCTTTTGCCCGGTTTTCTCGAGGGACTACGGCAGGCCGAATGCACCAATGAGCTCCGCGTCGCGCAGTACATCGCCCAGACTGGTCACGAGAGCTGTGGTTTGCTCTATCGCACCGAGCTGGCGGACGGTTGGGCCTACGAAGGCAGGGCCGACCTGGGCAATTGTCAGCCCGGAGACGGGCCCCGGTACCGGGGTCATGGTTATCTGCAGATCACGGGCCGGGGAAACCATCGGGCCGTGTCTGAGTGGGCGTTCTCAAAGGGCCTTGTCGCTACCCCCACCTGGTGGGAAGACAACCCCGACGACCTGGCGAGTGAGCAGTGGGCCGCCGTAGGCGCGTCCTGGTATTGGACCGTCGCCCGTCCCCAGATAAACGCGATGTGCGATTCCGGAGACGTAGAGGGTGTAACCCGCGCCATCAACGGCGGCTTGAACGGTTTTGACGATCGCGTCAATCGCTACAACCACGCTCTGCCGTTGGCGGGGCAATTCATCCCGGCCGTCCTGGAAACCGGAGATGCTTTCATGGCGCTCAGTGATGACGAACAGCGTGAACTGTTGGACCTGTTGCGCCGCGTCGCAGCGTTGCTAGGGGCCCGACGGTGAGCACCATCGTCCAGGTAATCACCGACTGGATTTCCGTGTTTGTGTCTGTGGGCTGATGCCGCAGCACCGTAACACCGCCGTCCGCGACCGGCTCCGGCGCATCATCGCCAAGGACGAGCCGCCCTGCCACCTCTGCGGGGAGTCGATCGACTACAGCCTGCCGCACAGCCACCCGCGCAGCTTTCAGGTGGATCACGTCCTACCCCGCGCCCGCGGCGGCTCCGACACTCTCGACAATTCTGCCGCCTCACACCGTTCCTGTAACAGGTCGAAGAGTGACCGCGTCCATGCTAGTGTGACTTTCGAGACCGAGCGGTCCTGGTAAAACTCAAAATAAAAATTCGCGCATTTTTGAAAATAAAAATTCGCCCAATTTTGAATCCAGGCGAGGGTGCATACCAAATCACGAATCGCAACACCGGAATCGAAACACCGGAATTATAATACCGGAATTATAATACACGAATTACAGTTCCGGTATTGCAATACCGGAATTATACTTCGTATATCCCCTTAGGTAAGGCTAACCTAACCGCGGGGCCTGTGCGCTACCGGTGCCGACATAGCCGGTGCCGCCGTTGGCGGGTGCCGACATAGCCGGTGCCGCCGTAGCGGGTGCCGGGCGTGCTTGTACATCGCCGGTGCCGGTGCCGACATAGCCGGTGCCGCCGTTGGCGGGTGCCGACATAGCCGGTGCCGCCGTAGCGGGTGCCGGGCGTGCTTGTACATCGCCGGTGCCGGTGCCGACATAGCCGGTGCCGCCGTTGGCGGGTGCCGACATAGCCGGTGCCGCCGTAGCGGGTGCCGGGCGTGCTTGTACATCGCCGGTGCCGGTGCCGACATAGCCGGTGCCGGGCGTGCTTGTACATCGCCGGTGCCGCCGTTGGCGGGCCGGTTGCTCTGTGTCGGTGCCGGGTGCATCGGCGCCGGGGCGGCCGGGGCCTGTGTTGCCCTGTGGCGGCCTAGCCGGTGCCGGTGCTTGTGGCTATGCCCGTCGGGGCCTTTGGTGCGTCTGTGACGCTCTGAGGGGCCTTAAACGGCGTTTACCCAGCACGCGTTAAGCGCTACCGGGTGCTGGTACACCGATACCCGGCGCGGGCTATGCCCGGCCGGTGTGCGGCTGTCGACACCCGCGGCGGCGAATTGCTACCGCGGGTGCCGTGTTCAGTTGTCATGTCTCCCCCCTTTCCTGTTGGGGGCTCTCTACTGTCCCGCCGGAATTGGCGGGGACATGGTGCGCGGCGGGGCGTTCGAAGTCCTACCCCCGGCAACGGGTGCCGGGCGTCGCGCTAAATGAAAAACACCCGCCGGGGGCGTGATGCCTGTCCGGCGGGTGTTTCCATCCTTACTTATGCGGCGGTGTGCTTGAGCGCGTAGCCGTCATCGTGCAATGACCGCGCGATGCCGTACGCGACGTGCCCGGCCTTGTCGTAGCCGCCACCACCCATGATCACCGCGTGCCGGTTCCGGCTGTAGCGGTATCCCAACGCGCGCGCGACGATCCGCGAGACATCCCACGGGGCCTGTCCGGGCTTGACCTGCAACACCCCGACGTAGGCGTTATCGCCGTTGTATCCCTTGTTGACGGTGACAACGGTAGACCCGGCCGGGAAAATGCGCGCCAGGTCCTCGCGGGCGTCGGCTTTGCTGTAGTTGTTTGCCATTTCGGTTTCGATCCTTTGAACGTGTCCCCGCGTTTCGGGGGCTGTGACTCAAAGATATACAGAGTTTCCCGAACGCGCAACGAATAACGCCTAAGAAGTTTCTGAGAAACAAAAAGAAACCCCGCCGGATCATTCCGGCGGGGCCTCTTGGCGGGTGTTGCGCGTTACGCGGCGTTAATGGCCTCTGCAACCTCTTTCGGCGTCATAATCGCGGCTAAAGTGGCAACCAACCCCGCGCGGCCGGGCTTGCCGTTTTCGGCCTCTGCTAGCACCATGGCAAGCGCGCGCACGCGGTCCCGGCTCTCTGCGGCCTCTTTGGCGGCCTTGTCCGCGGCCTTGTCCGCGGCCTCTTTGGCGCGACGGGTACGCAATTCAACCTCGTATTCGACGGCGTCGCGGGCCTCACCCCGCATGTATTCCTCATTGCCGTCAAGGCCGTAATAGCCGTGACAGGTGTCGACGGTTTCACCGTCCTCATTCTTGGCGAACCAAAAGAACACCTCACCGGCAGACCATGCCGTCCACTCACTCAGCATCCCCGCCGGGTCTCCGTTGCCGTCATCAAGTGCGCAAAGGGCAACCCCGTACACGTCCGCGGGCTCCGCGTCGGAATCAAGTGGGCGGTAATCCTCATCGAACAGCACCGCGCCAAACCCGGCCAGATTGAGCCACCGCAAAAACGCGGCCGGGCTGATAGTGCGCATCTCGTTCCACGTAAACTGATAATCCGTTGAGTAGTGGCGGTACTCATTACCGGTTAACAGTCGTTCCGACACGTTCAGCACGTGCCGCGGAATGTGGACGCATGTGCAATCCGTGTGCACCTTGTCGCCCTTGGTGATAAGGGCAATACCGCACGCGTCCGGGGGGCTGTCGTAGCCGCGTTCATCCTCATACGCAATCCCGATCTCGAACACCCCGAACGGCGTTTCGATTTCATGGCTTTCAGCGATTGTTCCGTTCATTTCTCGATCCTTACTCTTTGTCCCTGCGTTTCGGGGACTGTGACTCAAAGATATACGAACACCGCCGAACCGGCAATCAATAACGCCTAAGAAGTTTCTGAGAAACAAAAAGAAACCCCGCCGGAATTGTCCGGCGGGGCCTCTTGTCGGGTGTCGGCGTTACGCGTCGATAAGCGCCAAAACACCATCAGCGGCGGCGTCGGGGGCCAATCCGTCGCGCTTGGCCTTGTCGATCATGGCACGCTCTGCGGCGTCGAATTCGCTAAAGTGAATCCCGATAGCGTCGGCAACGGCGGCAAGATAATCGTTAACCGGGCAAAGGTCTGCCGCGTGATATGGGGCCGGGATGAATCCGGCGGCGTAGTTCACGTTATCCCACCTAACCCGGTATTCCGTCGGCGCGCCCGGCGTCGGGATGACGTTGATAACGGTGCCCGCCGTTCTGGTGTCAGGCTGTCCGAACGGGTGCACGATGTACCAGACGCGCGCGCCCGTCTTGAATTTGTTTGCCATGTCGTACCGATCCTTACTCTAAGTGTCCCCGCGTTTCGGGGCCTGTACTTAAAAGAATATACGAACGGCGACGAACGCGCAACCGATACCGCCAACCAATTCCCCCGGCGTCGAATACCGGTGCCGCCGTTGGCGGGCCGGTGCCGGGTCTCATCGGTGCCGCCGTTGGCGGGCCGGTGCCGGGTCTCATCGGTGCCGACTCTCTCGACGCTCTCGACGCTCTCGACGCTCTCGACGGTGCCGCCGGTGCCGGTGCCGACACGCCCGCCAACACCTAGAACCGCGGGCCGGTGCCGGGGCCGGGTATCGTGTTCGACTGTCCGGCGGTGTCCGGCGTCGATAGCGTGAAACCGCCCTTAAGCAGGGCTTTTAGCCGCATCGGTGCCGCGTCGGGGGGCCTACACGACATACCCCTAGCGGGTATACCCGTAAAAAGTGCCTCTGACCAGGGGTTTTGCAGCTATACCCCTAGGGGGTACCCCCCACCCAACCGGTTGGTAGGCGCCGCTCACGGCATAGGCACGTACCCCCCCTGGTATTTTTCCACGAAGCCTCCTTCGTGATTTGAACCCCAAATCGAGGTCCCATGTCCGGAGCCCGGCTTTTTGTGTCCCCGCTGCGCTATCCAGGCGGTAAAACGCACTTCACCCCCAAGTTTGTCCGGTGGTTGGGCGATCGTTCGTTCACGGCCATTGTGGAGCCGTTTTGTGGGGGAGCGTCGATGTCATTCGGCCTGCTTAAGACAGGAATAGTCCAGCAGGCGCATATCAGTGACGCCGACCCGTATCTGATCAATTTCTGGACCGTGGCCGCCACGGAGCCGGAGAAATTGATCGCCGACTTCATGTCCGAGCCGCTGTCGCGCGAACGCGCTGAATGGTGGCGATCCGTGGAGCCGGAAAGTCTGGACGACCAGACCCGAGCCCTACAGGCCCTCTACATCAACCGATCCAGCTTCGGCGGCTCGTTCTTCATGTCGGGGATACGGTTCCGCGCCGACAACGATGAGCGGGTCGCGCGGGGAGAAGCCCGAGAGACACTGTCGGAACTCTTCCAGCGCGAAAAAGTTGCCGCCGGTATCCGGCAGGTCGCCGAGTGGCATGGCACCGGAAGATTGACCATCTCCCACCGCGACTACACCTCTGCCGCGGCAGACGCCCCGGACGGGTCGCTGATCTACCTTGACCCGCCCTACGTCGTGAAGGGCTCGAAGCTCTATACCCACGTCTTCAACGACCAGGACCATAAACAACTGGCCGAGACCGTCTACGCGCTGTCCGAGACGCACAGCGTCGCTGTGTCCTATGACGACCACCCGCTGGTGCGCGATCTGTACTCAGAGCCGCCGATGCTGTTCCACCACCCGTCGTGGAGCTATTGCATGACCCGCGGCGTGGGCCGCAACAGCGCCGAGCTACTCATCACCAACTTCTCCGGCGGGTCGTTCGAAAAGCAACCGACCAGAAGGACATCCCGTGGCCGACACTGAGACACCCACACCGCCCGTGACGATCGGCGAGGCCGCCCGCAGCGGTGACCGCCGGGCCCTGCTGGTCGCCATGCGCGACCGGATCGCCTCCACCGTCGAGGACCCCTCATGTCCTCCGCGCGACCTCGCTGCCCTCACCCGGCGGCTCCAGGACGTCGCTAAGGAGATCGAGACCATCGACCAACAGTCCGCCGGTGAGCACTCCGTGGTCGCCGACACCGATGACGAACCATTCGACGCAGCGACTCTCTGAGGTCGCCCGCTACGTCGTCGCCCCAGAAGGGCTGACGAAGACCGGCTGGCCCGCCGTGCGCGAAACATGCGGGCGGTTGGGCTGGTCGTTCGACGGCTGGCAGGACGATGCCGGAAAGCTGCTGCTCGGCAAGCGCGGCGACGGCCTCTACGCCGCCGACCTGGTGGCCATGAGCATCCCCCGCCAGGTGGGCAAGACCTTCTTCATGGCGGCCAGCGTGTTCGCGCTGTGTCTCCTGAATCCTGGACTGACGTGCATATGGACCGCCCACCGCGTCAAGACCGCGAAAGAGACTTTTAACTCCATGGGCGGCATGGCCGCGCAGGAGAAAGTCGCCCCGCACATCAAGTCGGTCGTACGGGCCCGCGGCGACGAGGCGATCACCTTCACCAACGGCTCCCGAATCCTCTTTGGCGCCCGCGAGGCTGGCTTCGGCCGCGGCTTCACCAACGTGAGCATCCTGGTGTTCGACGAGGCGCAAATCCTTACCGAGAGCGCCCTCGAGGACATGATCGCCAGCCAGAACGTCGCGGCCAACCCGTTGACCATTCTGGCCGGTACGCCGCCGCGGCCCAGAGACCCCGGCGAAGTGTTCACCATGATCCGCCAAGACGCGTTGGCGGGGGAGAGCCAGGAGACCCTCTACATCGAGCTGAGCGCCGACGAGGGCTGCGATCTACTCGACCGCAGGCAATGGCGTAGGGCCAACCCCAGCTTCCCGCAGAGGACCCCTGAGCGGGCCATGCTGCGGATGAAGAAGAACCTCTCCGACGACAGCTTCCGCCGCGAGGCGCTGGGTGTCTGGGACGAGGTGTCGGTGCACAAGCCACTCACCACGCCACAGCAGTGGAAGGCGATGTCCGACGTCGGCCCCACCGACAGTGCGCGCCCCTCTTCTCTCGGGGTGGATATGAGCCACGGTCGCGACATCAGCATCGCGGCCTGCTGGGTGGAGGGCGACAACGCCCATATCGAGACCGTCTGGGACGGTAGCGACCCCGCGTTGGCCGTCGAATGGCTGACCGCCCGTGCCGGTCGCCGTATCCCCGTGGTGCTCGACGCGGCATCCCCGGCGGCATCCCTTGTGCAGGAATTGAAGTCGCGCCGGTGCAAGGTGGTCGTCACCTCGGCCACGACGATGGGCCAGGCGTGCGGGCTGCTGGAGAACCGCATCGCCACCGACACCCTGACTCACGCCGCACAGAAGAAACTCACCGACGCCATCCTGTCGGCACGCCGCCGCCCCATCCGGGACGCGGGCGGCTGGGCACTCGACCGCAGTGACCCCACATCCCAGATATATCCGATCGTCGCAGCGACTTTGGCCCTCTTCGGAGCCACGGCCGAGTCCCGTCCCGCCGCCGCGAAGAGCACGAGAAAGGTACGGGTGCTGAGTTGAGTCTTCTCTACATCCCCGGCCTGTCCGAAGCCGATCAGGCGACGTTGACAGAGCTACTGAACCAACTGGACTACAAGACACCGCGCAATCTGCTCAAGGAGCAGTATTACAGCGCCAAGTACGTTCTCCGCGATCTCGGCGTATCGGTCCCGCCCAAGTTCAGAAACTTCGAAGCCGTGCTCGGATGGCCCGCCAAGGCCGTTGACAGCCTCTCTCGCCGGTGCAATCTCGAGGGCTTCGTCATCCCCGGCACCGACGTCGCCAATATGGGTATCGACGAGGTGTGGCTCGACAACCGCATGGAGATCGAGTCGTCGATGGCGCACGACAGCGCCATGATTCACTCCTGCAGCTTCGTCTGCACCATCCTGGGCGACGAGCAGTCCGGCGAGCCGCCGGTAATCATGATGGCCAAGAGCGCCTTTGACGCCACCGGCCTCTGGGACTCCCGGCGCCGGGAACTGTCCGCGGCCCTGTCCATCATCGAACGCAGCGAGGGCCTCACCCCGCTGACGATGGTGATGTACCTACCCGACCGCGTGCTGATCATGAGCCGCGACGTCGACGGCGGTAAATGGCGTGTGGATGAGCGCAGGCACAGCCTCGGGCATGTACCCGTCGAGCTGCTGCCGTTCAACCCACGGCTGAACCTCCCGTTCGGTCGGAGCCGGATCACCCGCTCGGTCATGAGCATCACTGACTCCGCCCTTCGCACCGTGGTGCGTTCGGAAATCGGCGCCGAGTTCTACACGGCGCCGCAACGCTGGGCCCTGAATGTCCCTGCGGCGGCCTTCGAGGATGGCGGCTGGTCTGCCGTCCTGGGCCGCATGATCGCGTTGGAGCCGCCGCTGCTCGACGACGAGCTCGACCCGGCCTACAAGCCGGAACTGGGCCAATTCCCGCAGGCGTCAATGCAGCCGCACAGCGACCAATTACGCCAATGGGCAACGCTGTTCGCCGGTGAGACCAACATCCCGGTGTCCTCTCTCGGCGTCGTGCAGGACAACCCCTCCAGCGCCGAGGCTATCTACGCGGCCAAGGAAGACCTGATCGTCGAGTGCGAGCACGCCAACCGCGTCTTCGGCCGAGGCTGGGTCGGTGCCATGCGTAACGCCGTGATGCTGCGCGACGGCCTGTCGGAAGAGACCGACGAGCTGAAGAAGCTCCAGGTGGTCTGGCGCGACCCGTCCACCCCGTCTCGCGCCTCCTCCGCCGACGCGATGGCAAAGACCGTCGCCACGTTGCCGTGGATCGCCGAGTCCGAGGTGACGCTGGAGAAGTTTGGCTTCTCCCGCACCGACATCGACCGGCTGCGTGAGGACAAGCGCAAGGCGTCGGTGACCCAGTTGCTCGACAGCATGCGGGCCACCGCCATGCAGGCACAGCGCCCCTCTGCCGGACAATCCGCAGCCCCTGAACAAGACAATCAGCAGGTGACCGATGCCCGTAACGGTCGCTGAGCGACGCTACATCCTCGACACCATCAGTGGCATGGCCGCCACCGACATCAACAACCTCTGGTACGCGGCCGAGCAGCAGAACGAGGTGGATTTCGCGGCGTTCGTCATCGCGGCGTTCCCGTACGTCATCGACCCCTACCATCAGCTCGCCGCCATGACGTCGGCGACGCTGTTCGAACTGGATCATCCCCGCGAGGTGAGCACCGCCGCGAAAGTGGCGAACGCACAGCGCGAGAGCGTGATCCGCGAGGCCACCCAGATACTCAAAGAGGCCGCCGGTGAGGCTGCTGTATCAGTTCCAACTGATATCCCCGCGGCGCCTCCGAAGACAAAGGTAAGCGCCACGGTCAAGCTGCTGGACGCAGTTCAGACCGCGCCGACTGGGCCGACTCTCCTGGCGGAGCCGCTACCCATCGAGCAACTCACAAAGTCCGCCGAATGGGCTCTGGGCGCTAACGGCACCGACGCCATCGGGCGTATGTCCGGGACGGCCCAGCGAGCCGTGTACGGCGCCGACCGGGAGACCACCGCCATCAACGCGGAGGCGTCCGGAATGCGGTGGGTTCGGGTTGCCCAGTTTGACGCCTGCGCATTCTGCAGAATGCTCGCTAGCCGGGCCGCCTCCGACGATTTCAGTGACAGTTACGAGTCCGCTAAGTCGGCCCTCACCGTGGTGGGACGTAAGAGCAACGGCGAGCCCCGCGGCAAAGGCAAACTCGGCGGTCTGTACCACGACCACTGTCGCTGTGTCGCCGTGGCGTTCCCCGAGACCCGCAACCCCATCCCGTATCTCCGGGAGATCGAGCCGTCATACGCCGAAATGGCGCTGCAGTTCGATGCCGAGTACCGCGACGCCCGTAAGAAGGCGAAGAGCGGTGACCCATACAAGATTCTGGCCGCCTGGCGTGAACTCAACGAAGGCGTTGCCTGACAGCTCGCTGCAGATCGCAGCTAGGCGTTCTCGTGCGACACGAGAACGCATCCCCCGCGATGGAGGACTCCTAATGGCCGACCAAGAAACCACGTCAGTCGAGACCGACGCCCCCGATACCGCACCCGCTGTGGAGAGCGATTCCGAACAGCTCGGCGATGGTGGCAAGAAGGCTCTCGACGCCGAACGCCGACGGGCCAGCGCTGCCGAGAAGCAACTGAAAGCTCTGCAGGCACAGCTCGCCGACATCGAGGCCGCGAAGCTCAGCGACGCTGAGCGGACCGCTCTCGAACGCGACACCGCCGCAGCAGAACGTGACGCCGCGAGGGCGGAGCTGCTGCGCTACAAGGTCGCAACGAAGTTCGGCATCGCCGACGAGGACGTCGCGTTGTTCCTCACCGGCACCGACGAAGAGACCCTCACCAAGCAGGCCGAGCGTCTGGCGGATCGCACCAAAGCAACCGCCAACGATGGCCTGCGGGTCCCCGTGGAAGGCCGCAAGTCGAGTGTTCCCGCGTTGAACAGCGACGATCTCGAAAACGCGCTGAAACGCAAGCTCGGAATCACCCCGTAATCAAGTTCGATACTCAAGAAAGGGGCCAGTAAATGGCTCAGGAAAACCCGACCCTTACCGGTCAGTTCGACGGCTTCTTGCGTCCCGAGATGGCGCAGCCGTACTTCGAGGAGGCCCGCAAGCGCTCCTCGGTCCAGCAGCTCGCCCGTCAGATTCCTCTCGGAATCAACGGACAGGAAATCCCGTACACCACCTCCAAGGCCACCGCCTCGTGGGTGTCGGAGGCCGGTCACAAGCCGACCACCGAGCGCGGCATCGCTCTGAAGAGCATCAAGCCGCACAAGATCGCGGCCATCTCCGTGGTCTCCGCTGAGGTCGTCCGCGCCAATCCGGGCGGCTACATGGAGCTGCTGAAGGGCGACATCGCCGAGGCGTTCGCCGTCGCGTTCGACGTCGCCGTCTACCACGGCACCAACTCCCCGTTCGGCGCGTTCATCGACCAGACCAGCAAGTCGGTCGCTCTGGGCACCGCCCCGGCCGCCGAGGGGGGCGTCTACAAGGACGTCGTCAACGGCCTGGACGCCCTCGTCAAGGATGGCAAGGCGCTCAACGGCTTTGCCTTCGACAAGGTGGTCGAGCCGACCTTCCTGGGCAACGTCGACACCATCGGCCGCCCGCTGTTCATCGACACCCCGCCGGTGGACACCGCGTCGGTGATCACCCCCGGTCGTCTGATCGGCCGCCCGGCCTACCTGGGTGACCAGATCAAGGAAGGCGACGTCGTCGGTTACGGCGGCGACTGGTCGCAGGTCGTCTGGGGTGTCATCGGTGGCATCTCCTGGAAGGTCTCGACCGAGGCCAGCGTGACCATCGGTGGTCAGCCGGTCAGCCTGTTCGAGCACAACTTGGTCGCGATCCTGGCTGAGGCCGAGTACGGCTGCCTGGTGAACGATCCGGAGGCGTTCGTCAAGTACACCTCCGGCACCGCTGCCGTCGTGCCGGACCCGGTCGTCGCCAAGGCGAGCAAGTAAGTAAGTAGGACGCTGTAATGGCCTTAGCAACGCAAGCTGACGTTGAGAACGCCCTCGGGAGATTTCTCGAGGCCGAGGAAGACGTCACCACGCTGCTCGAGGAAGCCAGCGATCTGGCCGCCGCCTATCTGGGTGGCTACCCCGATCCTGTGCCCCAAGCGGTTTCGCGCGCCGTGGCGACCATGGTCGTCGCCGTGCTGCTGAAGCCGGAGGCCACTACAGCGGACTATCAAGCGGGAGGCTACAACGCCTCACGCGAACCGCTGACCATCCGCGTCGGCAACGAGAGCCAGACCACCACCGGTCCGTGGCTCACCAAAGCAATTCGAATTCGGCTGCGTCCCTACCGAATGCGCCCCGCTCAGAGGGCATACACGATCAACACCCGCGTACCGGAGGACCTCGATGGTGGCCAAGAAGACAAGCCCCAGCCCCGCAGCCAAAAAGGCCGCACCTACCAAGGCAGCCCCCAAGGCCGCTCCCAAGGCAGCCCCCGAAACTGCCCCGTCGGCGGCACCTGCACCGGCCCCTTCTGTCAAGGCTTCTGCCCCTGCTGCTGAGTCGGGCTGGGTCGCGCCGCAGTACGCCGCGCCGACCTACCCCTGGCAGCCTCCGGAGCCGGTGCCCGCACCGGAGAAGCCCGCGCCGGACCTGTCCTGGGACCGTGCCGACTACGCCGAACCGGTCATCCCGTGGGAACTGAAAGAGGTTCCGGCACCAACCCCCGTTGTGGAGGTCGAGGAGCCCGACGAAGAGCCTCCGGTGCTGTACCCGATCCTCGACAACCGGGTCGATGGAGGCGGCGGAGGCACCGGAACCGTTGGGCCCGCAGGCCCAACCGGACCCGAAGGGCCCGCGGGGCCCCCCGGCGCTGACGGCGCCCCCGGCAAGGACGGAGTCGACGGAGCCCCCGGCAAGGACGGCGTCGACGGAGCCCCCGGCGCTGACGGCGTTGACGGCGCTGACGGCGCCCCAGGTGCCGCCGCCACTGTCACGGTGGGCACCACTGTCACCGGCGCCCCGACCGATCCTGCCGCTGTCTCGAACTCAGGTGACCAGAACGCCGCCGTGCTGGATTTTGTTATCCCACAGGGCATTCAGGGGCCTCAGGGCGTTCCCGGCATCCAGGGCCAGCCCGGCTTAGGCATCACTTTCCGCGGTGGCGTCCAGACCGAGGCCGAACTCCCCGCGACCGCCGTTCAGGGTGACTTGTACGTCGTCGCCGAGCCCGCACCCGCACACGGTTTCGTCTGGGACGCTGACGCCGCCGGATGGATCGACGCGGGCCCGGTTCAGGGGCCTCAGGGCGTACCCGGCGAGCAGGGTTTGCCCGGCCGCGACGGCGCCGACGGCGCTGATAGCACTGTGCCCGGTCCAGCAGGCGCCGACGGCGTAGACGGGGCCCCCGGTCCAACCGCTGTCTCGGTTGACGCGGGCAACGCGACCAAACTCGGCAGCGACGGGCTGATCTACACCCCCGCCCCGACCGCAGTCACCGGTTTCCTTCCGCTTACCGGCGGGGAGATGACCGGGACGATCACTCTGCCCGCCGGTAGCAATGGTCTGGCGATCAAGGGCACAACGTACAACCTGCTCGGCGGCTCCGGCGGCGTCGCATTCCGCAACGGGTCGACAAACATCATGACTTTTGCCGCATCGACCATGCAGGCGACCGTCCCCATCCAGACGGTAAACTCGGCCACCGCTCTGCAGTTCGGCTCCGGCGGCCCGACTCTGGGTAGGGGCACTAACGGCATTCAAGCATCGACCACCATCGACGCGACCGCCGCGCCCACTGTCGCCGGGCACCTGACGAACAAGGCGTACGTGGACTCGACGGTGGCGGCTGCCGCGGTAGCCAACCCCGTAGGTGGTTCGGTGCCAGACGTCAAGCTGTGGCTGGGGTCTCAGGCCGCGTACGACGCCATCACCCCTGACGCCAAAACGATCTACTACATCGTCTAGGGGTCGGGCATGACATCACCAGACAGCCGCAACCACATCATCGGTGGAATCGTCCCATCCAAGATCATGGTCGGTTCCAGTCCGGCCACCAAAGTCATGGTCGGAAGCATCCAGGTCTGGCCGACCGGGAGCGCATCCTCTCCGATCCCCGAGGTCAAGGGCACGGTGACCACAGCGACCGGCAACACCGTTGCTCTGCCCGCCCACAGCCTGGGCGACCTGATCGTCGTGTTCGCCCAGAACCACAACACGTTGACAGCCGCCGCACCAACAATCCCTGCCGCTGATACCACGGTCCCGGCCTGGAACACCCTGTACAAGAACACCAGCGACGACGGTGTGCCCATCCACGTCGGATGGTTCCTCGCTACGAGAACCAACCACAAATCCGGGGCGTGGACCGGGGCGAACGGCATGTCGGCGGTGGTATTCACCAACGTCAACCAAGTCAATCCGATTGGCTCGGTGGGCGGGGTCAAGAATGTTTCCACAGCCGGGTCATCCCCGGTCATCCCGGCGTTGAACGACCCCGGCCCCTCCGCGCTGATGACGTACTACGCCGTCGCCTATTCGACGGGCGGGTTCGGTGACCCGCCTGCCGGGTACGTCAAGCACTTCTCGGACGCCCGGTTGTGCCTCAACACCAAGTCGGACACCAACGACTACGCCCCGGTGCGGATGTCGCATAGTTCCGGCGCGTCGTTGACGTGGCGCAACGTGGCGTTCGAGGTGCTGAGCCCCGACTATCCCGCCGAGGAACCGCCCTATCTGTACGGGGTGGAAGTGGAAAACCTCCCCGCCTACGAGGTGAAGTTCACGTTGAAGAAGGGACTACCCGTCAGCCCCGACGAGGCGTTCAACTTCGCCACCACCTCCCACAGCAACATGGGGGGCTACGTCACACGGGAGTTCACCAAGAAGTTCCCATCCTCCGGATGGAAAGAGTGCAGCATCCAAGACCTTTACGGCGACGGCACCGCCAACGCGGACAGCCGTAAAACCATCACCGTGCAGGTTCAGGCGAAGGCGTGATCCCCTAATGGCTGACGAAGATGTCCGCTTCAGGTGGCGAGATAACAACTTCTACAAGATGCGTAGCGAGCCGCAGATCATCGCGGTCCTGGAGGCCATCGGGCGAGAGGTCGTTGAGAAGGCCAACGCACAAGTCGAACCCACACGGGGACTCGAGGCATACGGGATGGTCTCGAGCCAGGGCGCTCGTCGCCCGTATGGCCGCTGGCACGTTCGGGTCTATACCCAGACCAATGCGGCTAAGCGGTACGAGGCCGAGAACAACACTCTGGTGCGCTTAACTCAGGAAGCGGCGAACTGATGCGCATCTGGCTTACACCTCAGCCCGCCCTCCTCGGCGCCGTGACGGTGCTCGAAGAGGCGTTCGGCACCTACGCGATGGTGTCTACCAAGCTGCCGTCGCGCAACATGCCGGACCGCTTCGTCAAGGTGTCTCGTATCGGCGGCCGACAGGACGATCCGGTTACCGACCGGGCCCGAATCCTCGTCGAGTGCTACGCCAAGGACACCGCCTCCGTGGAGCACATGTGCAACACGGCCCGTGCCGCCTACCGCAACGCCTGTGCTACCCGAGTAGCCGGTATGTGGATCAGGTGGTATGGGAACGAGTCCGGGCCGGTGGATTTCCCACACCCCGGAATCGTCGACCGTGAGCGGTGGCAGTTCACCGCTGACCTGTGGATCAAGTCCAACCAACTTGCCACCCCAGAACCCCACTGACCGAATCGGCCAGTGTCACAACTAAATACCAATCACAGAGATAACTGAATAACAACACCTTCTAGGCCGTCCCCAACGAATTGCCTTAGGAGGCAAATAATCATGGCCGATTCAACTCAGGTCTGGGCCGCCACCATCCCCGCCGACGGCGCCGCGGTCTTCGCTGCCCCGATCGGCACCGCTCTGCCGACCGACGCCAGCACCGACCTCGACCCCGCGTTCGTCGATCTCGGCTGGGTCTCCGAAGAGGGTGTGTCCAACGGCATCTCCCGCGAGACCACCAAGCACTACGCCTGGGGTGGTGACGTGGTCAAGACCACGCAAGACCGCTACACCGAGACCGTCAAGTTCGCCCTGCTGGAGACCTCGCCCGAGGTGCTGCAGGTCGTCTACGGACGCACCAGCGTCACCGACGACGGCGCGGGCAACATCGAGGTCCACCACAGCTCGCAGATGCTGGAGCACCAGAGCTTCGTCATCGAGTTCGTCGACGGTGAGGCCATCGGCCGCATCGTGATCGAGGACGGCCTCGTGACCGAGCAGGAAGACCGGAAGTACAGCCACAAGGAGCTGTTGATGTACGGCCTGACGGTCGACGTCTACCGCCCGAAGGATGGAAGTGCTGCTGTCAAGCAGTATTTCTCGATCGGCGCCGGTACCGCTCCGGACCCCTCTACCGAGGTCCCGATCGGCACCCAGCAGGCCACCACCGTGTCGCGCACCGCGTCCGGTACCAAGACCTCCGCGGACAAGACCGCGGAGTAATACCCTCCCCGGCCGGGCGGTGCTCTGGGACGGCCTACCGTCCGGCCGGGGAGCTCCACACATGCACCACCTTCAAGTCCGTCCCGCAAGTCCCGTAAGTAAGACAGAAAGGCTGTCCCTCAATGAAACCCATCGTTCTCGCAGGTTTTGATGACGCCCGCACCAAGCTGCCCGTGCAGGTCCCTGTGCGCGGCAAGACCAAGCCGGTCACCGTCAAGCTGCCCCGTTTCGACTATATCCCCGAGGAGACGTTCGACGCGCTGATGGCTGACCTGGAGCGTCTCGACGTCGTCCAGCAGGTCATCGCCGCCGCCAACGGTCTCGCCGAGGCTGAGGTCGGCGAAGAGGTCGAGGTCGAGTCCTTGATGGACGACGCCAAGAAGCAACTCTCCGACATGGGCGTCGAAGTTCAGCGAAACATGAAGCAGGGTCATGCATTCGACGTGCTGATCGCCAAAGACGACAGCGTGCTCGAGGCCCTCAAGCCGATGTCCGAGCAGAAGACCCTGCCGCTGCGTAAGCGTTCCCGCGAGGTCGCGCTGACCATGCTGCGGCACGTCGTCACTCCTGAGGAACTCGCATGGTTCGAGGACCTGCCCACCGGCGCTCTCGATGAGCTGCTGTCCGCGTGGCGGGACGCGTCTACCCTCACACTGGGGGAATCCGAAGCCTCGCCGACGAGCTAAAGGCTCACGGCGGGGCCATTAGCTATGACCTGATCCGGGCGGGGTGGACCCGCTCGGATATAGGTGTCAGCTTAAGTTGGGCCGATTTAAAGGATTTCCTTCAATGGCTGCCTCCCTCCGGGGATAGCGCCTGGTATCGCGCCCGAAAACCGCAAACCTGGTGGGTGACACCAGAAATGCAGCTCATGGCCGGGCTCCTGTTTGCCGTCGAGGGCGGTAATTGGCAGCGCGGCGGCGGGCAGGGCCCACAGCCCAAACCCGTGAAGTTCCCCGAAGAAATGAAACTCGGCGGCATCGACTCGGCCAAGGACCTGGCTGAGCGTAAAGAGCGTCTGAGACGGCGAAAGGAGAAGCGTGCCAACAGTTAATGGCGTAGAGCTGGCGACAGCCTACATCTCCCTCGCGGTCGAAACCGGTCAGGTCAAGGACCAGATCAGGAAGTCTCTCTCCGAGGCTGGCGCTCTCGGACGTGACGCGGGTAAGCAGATTAGCCAGGGCCTTGCCTCTGGGCTGGCTGAAACCCCGATCAAGGCTCCGACCAAGAAGATGGTCAAGGAGGCCGTCAAGGACGGTACCGAGGCCGGGACCGCCGCGGGGAAGGCCGCCAACGACGCGTTGGTGAAAACGGCTAAGGGCAAGTCTCCGATCAAGGAAGTCCTCAAGGACGCCGAGAAGGACGGTGCCGAGGCCGGAGCGAAGGCCACCAAGGCTGTTGTTGACGAGCTCAAACAGGTGCCCACGGACTCATCACCCGTCAAGGCGGTGCTGAAGGACGCCGAGACTGACGGCCGCCAGGCCGGGCAGAAGGCTGGCACCGCCGCGGCTGAGTCGATGAAGCGTTCGGGCTCCCAGTCCGCGTCTCCGGTCAAGGAGGCGCTGAAGGACTCCGGTAAGGACGGCAAGTCCGCGGGGGAGAGGGCCGGTAGGTCCGCCTCGGAGGGAATGAAGCGGACCACCAAGCCTACCCCTCCATCATTCTCGGAGACCATCGTCGCGGCTGGCGCCGCGGGGGCTAAGTCGGGCACCACTTTTGTCGAGGGCTTCACCGCGACAGCTCAGACTCTAGGTGCCGCGGCGAGTGTAGCGGTGGGTAAGACTCTCGGGCTGGGGATATCGGCGGGCATCGGTGCCGGGGCCATCGCGGGTCAGACCGTGACCAGCCTCACCAGCGGTCTGATGAGCATGCAAAGCGCTATCGCAGGTGTCGGCAACAAGCTCGGGAACACGCTGGGCTCCGCCATTACCGGGACCGCGAAGCGATCCCTCTACGCCGCCAGAATGTCTCTCGGGTTTGGTTCGGGGTTTGCTGCTGCGGGCTTCGCCGGTTGGGCTGTGTCCGGCGGCATGAAACGTCTGGAGACCCTCCAGGGCGCAGAGATTCAGATGGGCATCTATGTGCCGCCGGAAGAGGCGAAGCGGGTCACCGCGGACGTCCAGAAGCAGTTTGACGGCACCCCCATTCCGCTGACCGCAGCCATGCCTGCTGCGGCGAAGACGGTGGGCTGGGGATACAACGACGGCGAGCGCCGCACATACCTCGAGGCCGTGGCCAACCTGTCTGCCGCGTCGATGGGCAAAGTCGACTTCTCACAGGTGGACATGATCATGTCCCAGGTGAAGACGGCAGGATTCCTCACCGGCAACGAGATGGTGCAGTTCCGGAACGCGAACGTCGACATCGAAGGCATCGTCAAGAAGGCGATGGGGTGGGACGACGCCACATACGCGAAGATGGATTCTCAGAGAAAGATATCCCTAAACACCATCATTGACTCGGTGATGCAGGTGATGCCGGACCTGAACCGTCGCCTGGGTGTTGAGACCCTCACCGGGGCGAAGTCGATGCTGTCCACCTCTGTACAGCGCATCGGTGCGAACTTCCTCGGAGCCGTGTTCGCCAACCCCAACGACCCGAACGACGACGCCGCCACCGCGATGGCAAAGCAGCTCGGCAAAGTCATCGAGAAGACCAAAGCAATCGAGCAGTGGATTCTCGACAACCGCGACAGCATCCGGCAGTTCTTTGTCACCGGCAAGAACTATGCGGAGAAGTTTGTCGACGTGCTCTCCAAAGTCACCACGTCTCTTGTCGAGAATAAGGACGCGGTGCTGGGCGTGTTGGCGGCGTTCACCGGGTTCAAGGCTCTGACGGCCTTTGGCGGGCCAATCTTCAAAGTCTCCAACATGCTGGGTAAGGCCGCCTGGTGGACCGCAGCGTTACTTCCCCGCGGCGCCGCCGCGGCCGGAGGGATGGCGCTGCGGGCCCGAGACCGTCGCAAAGACGGTAAGGGCGATGATGACGATGACCCCACGCCGAAGCGCGGTAGGACCGTTCGAGCGGCCTCTGCGATGTACGGCGGAGCCGGATGGATGTTCGGACGTACCCGTCAGGCATCTGCAGCAGCGGCCGCGGCCATCAAGCCGGTGTCGCGAGACCTCGCAGGCTCCGCGGCTTCGAGGTTCGGTCTGCTGAGCGATACGTTATTCCCTCAGGGGCTGTTCGGGCGTAGGGGTGTTCCGGACAACGCGTCCGACAACTTCCTCACCGGTGCCTCGGGCAGATCGCGCAGGCGCCGAGTCCGTGGACTGTTCCCGCTCGGCATGTCTGGGCGTAAGGGACTACCTCGAAACGCATCAGATGACTTCCTGTCCGTCGGTACCGGAGGTGGGGGTCTGCTGAGCGATGTGATGGGAGCTCTCGGCTGGGGGACCAAGAAGGGCCTCAGTGCGGGTAAGAAGGCTGTCGGCGTGGGGCTCAAGGGGGGCGGGCTGCTGGCCCGCATGGGCAAGCGCGCCCTCGGCCTGGGCGGTAAAGGGATCGGCGGCCTACTCAAGTTCGGCGTCACCAAGATTCCGATGGTCGGCGCCGCGGTGGCCGCCTACGACATGCTCCAGGAAATTCCCCAGGTACGGCAGTTCACCGACCAGCTCCCCGAGAAGTTCCGCATGGCGAAGGAGTTTGTCCAGGGAGGGTTCGCGTCGGGGAGATTCCAAAAAGCCCTCACTGAGGCTAGAGATTTTGGTCTGAAGGTCGCTAAAGACGTCGGGATCAAAATGAAGGACGCCCTCGTCACTTCGTGGGGGTGGCTCAAGGTCAATGGCCCCAAGGCGCTGTCTGCAGCGTGGGGTTGGGTCAAGACCAACGTGCCGCCGATTCTCTCGTCGATCTGGGACTGGACCAAGACCAACGTACCTAAGGTGCTCTCTGCTGTCTGGGACTGGACCAAGACCAACGTGCCGAAGGCGCTCGCAGCGGTATGGGACGTGACCAAGACGTATGCCCCGAAGGTTCTCTCGGCGGTGTGGAACTTCGCCAAAGACGTCGGAACTAAGGCGATCTCCGGCGCGTGGAACTGGCTCAAGGACAACGGGCCCAAGATTCTCTCGGGCATCTGGAGCTGGATTCAGCGCACCGGAGGCCGCGTATGGGGGTGGCTGTCGGAGAAGGCCGCCGATAAGTGGGAAGACATCAAGAAGAGCGCCAAGGAGAAGCTGAACTCCGCGTGGGATGACGTCAAGGAATACGCGACTCTGAAGTGGAACGAGCTACTTGATGGCGCTAAGTCCAAGGTCGGCGAGATCACTCAGCCCATCACCGACGCCATCACCAGCGGGTGGGAGGGGGCCAAGGGCTTCGTCCAGAAGAAAATCTACGACTGGTTCGGCCCCGGAACGATGCTCGGGAAGTTCCTCGACTTCGTCGGTATCGGCTCCGCGACGGCCAACGCAGACTCGCCCGGCAGTGCGCCGTTCAACCCCGGACCGAAGTCCCCCAAGTACGGCGGCTCTCCGAACGGAAGCCGCGAGCCGGGTTGGGGTGGAGATCGGAACAGCCCCGGAAACGCCGACCCGAACTACTACACTGGAGGCTCCGCCGCCAGCAACCCGGCGTCGCGGGCATCCACCCTCACTAACGACGTGACCATCGGGCCGGACCTCGTGCGGCAGCGTGGGTTTGATCGGCTGTACGAGCCTGGACTCAACGTCACCTATGGCAGCCCCGGACTTCCGGATTGGGTGTATCCGTTCGCCGAGCAGTTCGGCGTCGAGGCGTCCACCTACCCGACCGGCGGCACCCTCCATGAGGCCGGTTTCGCCTTCGACTTCCGCGGCACCCCTGAGCAGTTGGAGCGGATGTCGAAGTACATCCAGGACAACCTCGCTGAGCAGACACTTCAGCTCATCTACCAGTCCCCGGCAAACGGAAACACATACGGTATCGCGGGCGGTGAGCTGGCCGGTCCCGGCACTGACGCGCCGAATTACTATGCGGCAGATTGGGCAGGCCATCAGGACCACATCCACTGGGCCACCGACGTCCCCGTCATACCCGGCGGTAAGGGTGTCGGTAGCGCGGCATCCGCCGCTGGTGCCACGGCCAGTAAGGCTGACGTCAATGTCAAGGGGCCCACCAGCATCACCGTTATGGGTGATGCTGCCGTCGAGGGCAACCTCGCCGGTGCTCAGCTCGGCATGTCGGGGATGTCCAGCACGGGCGTCCCGATCGTCCAGAAAGCCGACGGCACCTGGACCTCACCGAACCCTGAGTGGGCCAAGCTCATCCAGCGCGAGTCCGGCGGCGACCCGACCATCGTCCAGGGGATCATCGACATCAACTCCGGCGGCAATGAAGCCGAGGGGTTGTTCCAGATCACCCCGAAGACGTGGGCACAGTACGGTGGCTCCGAGCTCGCCCCGTCCGCGAAAGAAGCGACCCCATACCAGCAGGCTGAGATTGCAGCCCGCATCCTCCGTAAGAACCCCTCCGGGTCGGACTGGGGCGCGGGTCTGGACGGACGCGAGGACGCCGGAAAACTTCTCGCCGCTCTGGACCAGAACAAGTACGCAGTGGGCGGTGGCGTCTGGGGAGCTGGCACCGCCACCAGTGACAGCATCCCGGCGATGCTGTCCAACGGCGAGCACGTTCTGACCGCCAAGGACGTCAAGAAGATGGGCGGACAGGGCTCGGTATATGCGTTCCGCGCCGCCCTACAGTCTGGGAAGGTACCGGGCTTCGCCGACGGCGGTGGTGTGTGGAGCATCTTCGATACCCCGGCCCCGGTGGACCCGAGTGTGCTGCGCGACATCGAGACCGAGCAGCGGGAGCGGGCTCAGGCGGCATACCAGGCCACCGAGAACAAGAAGGTGGTTGACGCCGACCCCGAGTCATCCGAGTACGAGCGGCTCGAGGCACAGCTCAATGTCCTCAAAACGACCCGCGATCTCAACTCATTCACGGCGGACTCGGTGGAGCGCCGTGCCGGGCGGGAGCCCAAGGACCGCAGCCTCCAGGAAAACGTCTACAGCGCCACGGATGAGTTGTCGCTCTCCAGGGCGAGGCTGTCCGAGGTCATGGCGAACACGGACTCGACGCCGCTGGAGAAGAATGACGCGCAGTTCGCCGCCGACACGGCGCAGCGGGACTACACCTTCGCGGTGCAGGACGCGCTGAAAGCCAACGGAGGCGGCGAGAAGCCTGACTTCGTGAAGAACCTCATCCGCACTCAGGGATTCACCCCGAGCGGCGGTGGCGGTAAGGCAGGCACCTCAAGCCTCGCCGGTTTCATCAACATGGGCGGCGAGTTCGTCAACGGCCTGATCGACACTGGAGCGTCGCTGGTTCAGTCCGCGGCGACCGCTGCTGCTGCCGTGGGCACAGCCGGAGCCGGTGCTGCCGCAGCCCCCGCGGCCGGTGCCGCTGCCTCTTACGGTATCCAGCTCGGCGCCGCCACGCTCAAGCGTGGTGTGAGTTGGGGATTCGAGATGGCCGGTATCGGCGCGGACGCCCTTATCTCTCAACTGTTCCCGTTCGGCGGACCGCCGCGATGGATCGGCTACGACTACTCCAGCATGATGCCTCAGCTCGGCATCCAGGAAGCCGCGCTGACGACCATCGAGCAGTACGGACAGCAGGCGATCAATGCGCAGAATCCGCAGAATCGTGTGCAGATACCGCAGCCGTTGTCCGCACCCCCTCCACCGGCACCGGCAGCCCCGGTCAGGCCGCCGGTGTACCCGATCCCCGGTATGGACAAGCCCATGCCCGATCTCACCAATCAGGGGGTACAGGCTGGCGGAGCACTCGGTGCCGGGCTAAGCCTGGACGACATACTCCCCAAGTTCGCCTCCGGCGGTGCAGTCGGTATCTACGACCAGGGCGGCGTCCTTGAGCCTGGCGGCATCGCGGTGAACAAGTCCAGGACCCCGGAGGCTGTGCTGACTCCGAGCCAGTGGAAGTCGATGGAGGCCGCCGCGGCGCAGCCCGCCAAGGGTAACGACGCGCCGATGGTCAAGATCGACGCCATCTACGGCATGAGCCCTGAGGACGTCGCCAGCCAGATCGAGCAGAAACAGCGTCTCGCTGTCATGCAATACGGAGGTCGTCCCTACTGATGTCCGAGTCCGCTAAAGAGCCAGGCGTAACCGCCGTACGAATCCGCCGCGGGGACAGGGTATTCCATGTCCACGGGGAGAACGCCGGAGCCGAGGGCGTCTATCTCGCCGAGGGTCAGGTGCAGGGTCTCTACGACTCCCCGGTCAAGACCACCTATAAGAGCGGTGCGTTCCAGGTCGGCAGCCGGTTCAAGGGTATGAAACGCGACCACCGCGACATGGTGTTGGGTTTCCACGTCATCGACACCGCTACATCGTATGAGTTCAACGAGTCCGCGTTTAGGCAGATGTTCCAGTACCAGCTCGACCCGTGGGACGTAGACCGCACCCCGACGGTGATCGAGGTGGAGACCGAGCTCTCCGGCGTCCGCTGCATTGATGTGCTGATGTTCGAGCAGCCCGAGTTCGCCGCGGCCATCGACCCGCTAAAGCAGCAGCACGGCAATCTGCTGATGAAGCTGCGCGCGGCCAACCCCGATTGGTACGAGCCCGACTACACGGACACCTTCTCGTCGGACGCCCCGAGCGCGCAGGGTTTCATCACCGTGGAGAACTCCACCGACCAAGTGGCCTATCAGCGATTCGTTCTGACACAGGCTGTTTGGACCCTCCCTGACTGTCAGTGGGTCGGTGCCCCCGCGGCGCGGCAGCCCGGCGGAGAACTCGCTGAGCGTGCCGTGGACAAGGTCGACATCGCCACCGTCTCCGGCGGCGCCGTGGTGGACTGGGACCGCTCACAGCTCGCATTCCGCGACGCCAACGACACCAACCTCCAGGCCCGCGTCGGGCAGCGATTCCTCATGTTCCCGATCCCGCCGCACACCCCACCCACCCCGTTGCCGATCAGCTACAGCGGCGCACCCAAGGACAGCGGCGCCATGGCGCGTCTCGAGGTGCCCCGGCGGTGGAGTCGTCCGTGGGGGATGGAGCTGCAGATGACGGTCAGCTACGAGCCCCCGCTGGGCACGGCACGGTTTACCGCCCCCGGTGAGTTCAGCTACGAGATTCCGCCCGGCGCCACGCATCTCGATGTGGTCATGCTGGGCGGCGGCGGCGGCGGCGGTGCGGGCACCCTCATCACCGGCACCGGCGGTAGCGCCGGACAGTGGCAGACAGTCACGCTGGAGCGGGGCAAGGAAATCCCGATGGGCGTGGCCGTGCTGCGAGGCGCGGTCGGTGCGGGCGGTAAGTGTGGCGGCTACAACGGCCTGACCCCGAAGGACGGCGAGGACGGTTTCCCGTCGCGGTTCCTGATCGGCACCGGACAGCCCCAGACCGCCCCCGGTGGTCTGGGTAGTGGCCATATTGATCACGTCTCCGGCGACGACGTAGGCCCCCGCACGATCAACGTCAACGGCTACGAATACCGCGGGGGCGGTACCCGCGAGACCCCCGGCGGCTCCGGTGAGACGCCAGGTGGCGGCGGCGCCGGTGGCTGGCCGGTGTCGCCCGGCGGTGACGGTGCGCGCGGGCAGGTGTGGATTCGTGCATACCGGGTCGAAGAATGACCGCCCCCGGAATGACCCTCTCGCTGCCCGAACAGATCGAGCAGATCAAGCGTGCGGTCGAGAGGCAGAAGCAGGCAGAAGACAACCTCCGCCGCGAACAGCCTCTACTCCGCTTCTGGGATGCAGAGTGGCGGCTCCAACACGTCGGCGGCGTCGAGGTCAAGGCTCAGTTCTCCTGGGTCTCCAACGACACCGGCCCCGGACAGGTGGAGCTGCCGCTGGATTCCCCGGTGGCGCAATGGATTCACGATCACGTAGGCCGCCTACAGCGCGGTGAGGGTCGCAACGTCGGTATTACCGTGGACTATTGCGGCGCCCGGTGGAGCGGCATCATGGACAAGTACGTGGTCGAGCAGCGTGAAGATGGCGACACGGTACTCATAGTCGATTTCATGCACGATTATGAACACCTGAAATGGGTTTCCGTATGGAGTAACCCCTGGCTGCCAGCGGCCTTCCAGGCGCCTCGCGCGTTCGTGCTTGCCGGACCTGTGGATTGGTGCCTCAAGACAGCTCTGCTGGCAAACCTCACCCGCGAGCACAACCCCTTCGTCACCTGGCCCGACGACCCGCTCGATCCGGCGGGGTGGCTACAGCCGTGGATGGATGTGTCCAAGTGGCATATGGTCGTTAAGCCGACGAGCTTCATCGAAAGCATGGAGTCCGGAATCGTCTGGGGCGTCCTGACATCCCGCTGGGCGACATGGCACGACATGGCTAAGACGATGCTGGAGGACAGCGAGCTGTCCGTCCGCTGCGACCGGTGGCTCGAGGGCGACCCGCCGCCGTGGGAGGGTGCCAAGCTGCGCAACGGGTGCCTCGTCATCGACATCGTGGACAAGTCCGGTGTATACATCGGAACCTCACACGGCGGCACCCTGGCGGATGGCCTGATCCGTACGGTGGCCGAGTTCAGCGATGACTTCGTGGATTCGACGGTCAACCTCGCCGAGGACACCGAAACGCCGCAGGACTACTTCCGTATCGGGCACAAGTACACCGACAAGGTGCTGCCCTACGTGGTGTTCCGCGAAGGCGACACCAGCCCGATCCAGTCGAGTCAGTGGATTTACAGTCCCTCCAAAGGGATTCAGGTGAACGTAGGCGGGCACAGCATGCCCGGCGTCAACGAGACTATATCCGCCTCGGTACAGGCCGTAGGCGATATCGTCGGCAACGTCGTGATGATCGGTGGCCTCGGGGGGTCACTTGATACCATGCTGAAGCCTATCTACGAGGACACGATCCTGGCCTGGCAATCCGTAAAGTCAAGTGAGAGAGCGCAAAACAGCGGCTGGGAGCGTTTGTTCGAGTATTTCCAGCAGGGCGCTCAGCAGGCATACACCATCGCCTCCACCATCGTGTTACGTGCTGGGTTCTGGGCCACCAAGACCACTATCTCGTGGAAAGTTCAAGTGGCAGACGGACTCCCGTACTTGATCGGCGACCGCGGCAAAGGCCACTTCTTCCTTGACGACCGTGTTGGCCTTGTCCTCAAGGGCGACACCACTATTCACATGGACCGTGCCCGCAAGCTCGACCTTGCGTGGGACGAGACCAACCCGCCGGAGTGGGCGATCACTATCGGCGACGACAGAAACCTTCAAGACCCTGCCCAGAGGGCCTTCGGCAAGATCGAAACTCTGGTGGCAGGTCTTCGCGACCTAGGAGTGTGGTGACCTTGCTACCCGGAGACTTCCCGACCCGCGAGAACTGTGACGCCACGAATCCTGAAGAGGCGTTTCTCTGGATGTTCGCGGCGCTGCCCGGTGTCAAGGGTGCCCCGCTGATCATGCCGGTGAGCTACTACCGCCATGTCAGCAAGCGGCTGTGGGACCTCGGCTGCCGACCCGCCGAAGAGCCCACCCTCGAGTGGGTGCCACCGAACAGCAGCGACCCGAACTGGCTGACCTCGCCCGGCAGGTGGGTGCCCGCTGGCACCGCCCCGAAGCGCAGCGAGCACGACCAGGCACGCGACGCCGTGGCTAAGATGACGGCTCAGCAGAAGCACGAATTGCTGACCATCCTCAGCGGCGGCGAGCCGTTCCCCGATAGCCCCACGGGCCGGGTGGCCGCGTCGCTGAGCGCACACCAGCGCACGGTCGTGCGTGAGGTGCTACAGGGCGTAGCGGAATGACCTACCCCCAAGGCGGCACACCCGAGAACTCCGCCAACTACGACAGCCTCGCGGCGTTCGCGGCCAAGACAGAGGAAGAGTGGGAAGCCGAACTACGCGGCGAGCAGAGGCAGCCGTGGGACTTCCTGCTCAAAGGATTCTTCCAAGACCTCGACCTCAAGCAGCCGTTCGCCGTCGCGGTGATGGGCGGTATCGCCGAGGGTCTAGGGCTCGGTGACGTCTGGGAGGACTGTCAGGACGTCATCAACGCACTCCAACAGTGGGTGTACGACATCCCCGTCGTCGGCGACATCCTGTACCTCATCAACGAGGCCATCGCGGAGGTCATCGCAGCCCTGACGGGAGTACCAGGCGACGGCATCCCGGAACTCGAGGAGTGGTCCGAGGGCCTGATCGAAGACGTCGAGAAGCTATTCAAGGACCTCACGAACCTGCTCGATGATCTGTGGCACGACCCCGCCGCGGTGATCGGCAAGCTGTACGACGTCACCGTTGACGGGATCACCTCAGTAGGCGACCTGCTGGGCATCTCCCAGGCGGCTAGCGAGATCGCCAACACGGCTCAGAATGTCGCGGAGGCGGCCTTCGACCTGGGGCAGGAAATCGTCGACTCGGTGGTGCAGGGCTTCCACGGCTGGTGGAACGAGACCGGCTTCGCCCCTCTCGATCTGCAGACCATCAACACCACCATCGCCACCGCGGTGGCCGAGCTCAACGCCGCTATCGTCGCGCTACAGTCCTCCACCGCCGGGACCGCATTCAGCGGCACGGCTGTCTACGAGAACTTCACCGCTGGCGCACCGGCGTACCCGAACGGGCAGGCCCTAGGTGCACGGTGGGATCAGTGGTACGAGGGCAGCGGCGCCGCCCTGCTGGGCATCAACAACAACTACGCCGTGCTCACCGGCACATCGCTGGGCCGCACCGCTTACGCGCGCTACAAGGCCACTGGGACGATCAAGAACATCACCTCCAGCAACCGGCAGCGCATCGGCCTGGTGGCCAGCGTCCCGGCTAACTGGGGTCTTCGCAGCTACAACTACATCTACGGTCGCATGGCGCACAACGAGGCGAGTACGAAGAAGTACGTCTTCGCCAAGCTGAGCAACAACACCGCCGAGATCGGCTACCGCGCCGGTGGCGGCGAAGTGATCATCGGCAGCGCCCCGAACTTCCGCTACAAGAACGGGGCCATCTACTGGTTTGAGTCTGGCTTCGGCGACAGCGACCGCACATACCGGTTGTTCGAGAACAGCACCCTGCTCCTCACCGTCACAGACGCCAGCAACGCCTCCCTGGTAGGTGCGGAATATCGCGGCGTCGGCTTCGGCATGTACTCGCCCAACAGCGTCACTCGGCCCGGTGTGGTGGCGGCGTTCGCCTTCCATGACAACGCCCCCATGCAGGTGCTCGGCTCGGGCCTGCGGAGGTGCCGAACCATCGGAACCACCGCCAAGCTCAGCAAGGGCAACCAGCCATTCCCCAAGGGCTGGTTCACCACGAGCGAGTACATGACGCGAGACCTGACCTACAACAGCGACACCAACACCGTCACCGTCGGCGCCAGCGGATGGTACGCGGTGGACATCGTGCAATACGCCAAAGGCCAGATCGGTCTACTCACCGGCGGCCTGATCCGGGCGGCCCTGTACCGCAACGGCCAGATGGAGCTCTCCGGCGCGCCGGTGAATGCCAACGCCAACACCGACATGCTCGGCTTCGGCGGACACTTCGTCGTCTACGCCAACAAGGGCGACACCCTGACCCCCTACTACATCTCTGAGTGGGAGTGCGCGGACTACCTCCGTGCCGACAGTGCGGGCAAGGGCACCTGGTTCGCCGTCGCCTTCCTGGGCAACACGCTTCCCGTTTCAACCTAAAGGAGTCCCAATGGTAGAGGAACCAGTCATCACCGCCGTCATGGAAGTGGTGAAAGACATCCCCGAAGAGCATGTGCGACAGGTGCTTACAGCCCTGCACACGATCAAGGAGGGCGCACCGGTGGGCACACTGGTGCGCGACCCCGCATCCGGCAACATCGCCTGCCGCGTCAATGAGGGCGGCGTGCCGGTATGGAAGGTGACCGCGATGGACGGCGGTACCTGGACAGATATGCAGCCCCGGCTTACGGGGTGGGTGGAGCTGGGCGGAACCGCAGAGCCCCCGCCGTCGAAAAGCAAGACCACCAAGACGACCAACCTTCAGCCCGACGAAGAAAGAGAAGGCTAAATCATGGCAATGCCCCCCGTCGAGAACGAGTTGGTGTATTTCACCATCGTCGGCAACTACCGCGCCATGCTGGCGGATAGCCTGGTGGACACCGACTTTGACCCCGATCTCGGTGAGCTGACCGCGACGGTGACGTTCACTCCGCTGATCAACACCGGCGACGCGCTGCTGGTCACCACCAGTAACCCGCCGGTGCACATCGTGTGTGCCCCGGTGGTGGGTATCATCGACACCGACGGCCGCCTCAAGCTGCGCAGGGATTTCACCGACGTGCCGGACGGGCCGTGGACCCCGATCAAGTTGCTGGGCAACTGCCCTCAGCTCGAGCTCGACCCCGACTTCCCGCTGGCATATCGCGTGAGCTTCACCAACGTACGCATCGGCGGCAAGCCGGGCGTGCTCAACAGCTACGATTTTGTCGCGCCGGACCATGAGGTGGAGCTCGATCTGGTCGAGGTCATGCGGCAGCCGGGCCTCCCCGCCACCGGCATCACCAAGCTGGCCCCCACTCAGGTGCGGGTCAATGAGAACGGTGATCTCGTCTTCAGCTTCATGGGGGAGGACATCCCAGACCCCGTCGACCTCGGCAACATCGCGGGGGCGGAGGGTCCCGCGGGCCCTCCCGGAGAACCCGGCCCGGCCGGAGAGCCTGGCGCCGACGGGTTGGCGGCGACCATCGCCGTAGGCACCACGACCACCGGCGCCGCGGGTACGCCCGCTAGCGTCACAAATAAGGGCACGCCCAGCGCCGCGGTGTTCGACTTCACCCTCCCGCGAGGGGACGCCGGACCGCAGGGTCAGCAGGGTGTCCCCGGTCTCGGAATCCGGTACATGGGTGAGATCAGCGACCTTTCGGAGCTCCCGGCGGGGGCCACGCATGGCGACTTGTGGGTACTGGGCAACCGGGATAACCCGGACGTGCCCGCGCGTGCATACATCTGGAATAGCACCACCTCCGTCTGGGACGACGGCGGCAACATCCAGGGCGCCCGCGGCGACGTCGGGCCCGCTGGCCCGGCTGGAGCCAAGGGCGACACCGGCGCCGCCGGTGGCGTCGGACCGGCCGGTCCCGCGGGCACTGCGGCGACCATCGCAGTGGGGACCACGACCACCGGCGCCGCGGGTAGTCAAGCAACAGTTACAAATAAGGGCACCAACGCCGCCGCGGTGTTCGACTTCACCATCCCGACCGGCGCCGCGGGCCCGGCCGGAGCCAAGGGCGACCCCGGCGCCACCGGTCCCGCGGGCACTGCGGCGACCATCGCGGTGGGGACCACCACCACCGGCACCGCGGGCACCAACGCCACGGTCACGAATAAGGGCACGGCCAACGCGGCGGTGTTCGACTTCACCATCCCCGCGGGACCGGCCGGGGCTAAGGGTGACACCGGCGCTGCCGGTGCAAAGGGTGACACCGGTGCCGCGGGTCCAGCCGGTACCGCGGCCACCATCGCCGTCGGCACGACCACTACCGGCGCCGCGGGGAGTTCGGCGACAGTTACAAACAAGGGCACGGCGGCGGCCGCGGTCTTCGATTTCAGCATCCCCGCGGGACCCGCAGGGGTCGCAGGGGCTAAGGGTGACACCGGCGCAGCGGGCCCACCCGGACCATCCGCCGTGTCTAAAGACGCCAACAACAGCGCGAAACTGGGCACGGACAACCTGATCTACGTGCCGACCAGCGCCGCAGCTAACGCGGTAACGGGCTACATCAACAACCCCGCCGCGGCCACAGCGGGGATGGGTCTCTGGGTGGGACCGCAGAGCTCGTTCGACACCCTGACCACCCGCGACGCGAAGATCGTCTACATCGTCATCCCGGCACCGGCTCTGGCTGATCCCAGCACCACCAAGGACGTCCAGTGACCATCTACGCAGACGGGGTGGCCGCACCGTTCGCGAATGGCGTCTTCGCAGAGGCCGTCTACGCGGGTGACGAGAAGGTCTGGCCCGTAGGGATCGACACGCATGTCTACACACCGCGAAGCGGTATCGGCAACGGCGGTGAGTCCGCAAACGGCCAGACGTGGTCGGCATTCATTGCTGGGCAGGGGCGGATTCTGTTTTCGCGCAACGTCGGCGGAGGCGGTGCGACCAATGAGCTGAATGTGAACACAATGTGGTTGGAGCAGATGTCGGGCACGGCAACCGGTGTTCCCACGTCGCAGATGCTGGCTGCCACTCCGGACGGGTCGAAGGTTTTCTTCACACAGAACAACCCCGGCGGCGTGATCGTCTTCGACACCGTGACCAACAAGGCTGTCGCCACGCTCGACTCTGGCGTGCCCGCGTTCGGCGTAACCGTGGCCGCAGGAAAAGTCTGGGTATCACACCGCAACGCAAAGGTGGTCACCGTCTACGACGCGAACACGCATGCCAAGATCACGACAATCCCGGTCACCAACGGCACCGAGCAGCTGGCGGCAAACCCGCAGGAATCAGGCGTTTTTGCAGCCAGCCCGGCGGGTAAATGTGTGTACGCCATCTCAACCACGTCAAACACAATCACCAAGACGATTACTGACCCCGCCGGTGTGGGTAAGGGCATCGCGGCCAACCAGCAGGGCATCTACAGCAGCGCAGGTAATCAGGTGACTCAGCTCAA